GATGTAGCATCTGATGTATAATCTGCTCTTTTAACAGAGGCATGATCTCCGGTCCCGCCAAAAAGATAAACAACCGTTCCTGTTGTTAGAGTGTTTGCTTCAGCATTTTGTACTAGAGAAGAAACTGGAACATGTTGGTTTATCCATGCAGTGCCATTGTAAACAAGACTTTCAAACTCTGCTGGAGCAGTTAATGTAACATCAGTTAAACCGCCGAGTGTATCGGCATTCTCTGCTTCAGAAAGTAGTGAGCGATTAAGATCAGGCATATTCGACACCGCTAATTGTAAATGAAATGGCATTGGCTGTCACTTGCGTAACATGAATGCTACTATTAGCAGGCACGACTATGGATGTATTGTAGAAAACAACATTATTTGCCAAAACATTTACATTGCTTACAATTTTGTTAGAATTGGCAACGACTGCTCCATCAACAAGAAGATGAATGCTACATACAGCATTTGTTGCAGTTGTATTGCACAAATTAATGTTTTTAATTATTGAATAGTTTCCAACCGTATTTGCAACAGTATAAACATTAGAGCCAGCTCCAACATTTGATCCAACATAAAAACTCTTAGGTGTTAAATTAGCCATTTAGACCCCCATCCAAACTAAAACTTCATTATCATAAGTTGTTGTGTTCATATCTTGAATTACTGTTGCATCAAGAACATGATCTACATAAGAACCAGCAGTATGTGTATTGGCTGTTGAGCCATCATAACCCCTGTTTGAAACTGTAAATGTATTTGCTGTTCTAGAAGATACGAGGATTTTTTCTTCAGACGAAGTTCCTCTGTCAATTACAATGACAAATGGATTTACACCTGATGGGAATGTGGAGCCATCAACAACCGAAATAGAAGTAACAGAATTGTTAATCGTGGAAGAAAGAGTTGTCCTTAACACACCACCACTAAATTCTCTTCTTAACATAGGCTCTCCTTAGTCAATGCTGATGTCAAGATCGCCTGTGGCAATTCTTAGAGTATCTCCAGCATCTGTTGTTTTATTTGTTGTCAATGTACCCCACAGCAGAAGATTGCCAGAAGTCAGGGCATCATGAATCCCAATCGCAACCACTGTTGCAGCTGGCATGTTTGTAAAATCAATATTTGCATTATTTGATGTTGCACCGCTTGCAGAAGCAGTAAATGTAGCTGTCTGTCTAGCATACGAACCACCAGTAACCTCTGTGCCGCCACCGGCATCACTTGGGGCTACTGTGTAGAGAGCAACATAAACAGCAGCAGGTGCTGTGAATGACGTAGTGCCAAGGAAGTGATCAATTAATTTGTTTTCAAGATAATTAGAAAGATTTCCAGCCATTTACGCCTCCAAGTTATTATAATAGAATTCCTTTTCTTCGTCACTAGGTAATCTGAAGTTAGGAAGTTTCAGCAGCCATGTTGCTTCTTCTGCATCAATTTCTGCCATTCTATTTTGTTCTTTAGTAAATTTAAAACCGGAAGCTGTTTGATATGCGACTCCGCTTTCAAAATAAATTAAAAGCTTTCCATTTTTAATAACAGGCTCTGCCGGCTTATCTTCTTTAACTGTTTTTTTCTGTTTTGGTGTTTTTTGAGTTACATCTTTTGATGTTATAACATTTTCTTTTTCAGTCATATATCAATCCTATCATGTATTAAGAAATAAATCAATCATATCCTATGGACAATTTTATTCCATATACCAGATGAGCGGGGAGAAAGACTTCTCCCCGCCCAACTGACTGTTACTACACTATTAGAGTGTGCGCAACTTGACGTTCTTAGCAATAACAAACGGCTCGAGATGCTCGATGTTATTCGCAAGACGCATGAATTGAGTGTACTCAATTGTGTCTGTCTTTGGCTGGAACTGACGGTACACGGTGATGTCTCTGTGCAGACCCACAATCTTATTATTGGGGAATGTCAACTCAACATAACCATGGTTGCCAGCAGCGCCGGAGTAGTCACCAGCGACAGTCTCAGGCAGGAGCGGGATCTCCACCAACGGAATACCGTAAGGTGCGATACCAGTCGAACCAGCGCCACCGTTTGCACGGACAGCACCGTTCATGAACGCCTGCTCACCAAATGTCGAACCAGGAGCCGGAGCGCCTGCTGTTGCGGCAGTTGCCGAGTTCGGATTCTGGAGACTGAACGACACGTCCTGAACCACGCCGGGTCCAGTGAAGAATCGCAGCTCGTTGCGCTTCTGCAGATACTTGTTCGGCAGGTTGCGCAGCACTCTGTCGAATGTTGCACGGCTAACATTGTTGCCGCCTTCATCCACAACTGTTGCACCAGCAAGGGCGAGCTTGGTGAAACCATCAAGCGCCTTGAGCAGTGCATTGTTTGAAGATGTGTTGCCATTGATCAACAAGTCATCAAGGTCATTGGCTGTCTGACGAGCCATAACCTGAGCCAAGTGATCTTCCAGCGAAGCACCCTCAATGTTGTCTTCCAGAGCTTCTGTGCTGAGCTCCCAGTCCAAACGCAGCTTGACGCTTGTAAGCGAAACCTTGGAGAAGGTAACGGCTGCATTGGAGCCATCATCTGTCGCCTCAGTTGCTTTGCGCATCAAACGAGTGCCGACCGCCAACTTATCGATTTCCATCGATGGTGTGCGCATGCGAACAACTCTGGCGTTCTTCATGAGAACGGATTGATCCACGACATAATCTAAAAATCGGTTGGATTGCTCGGGCTTGAGAATTCCACCGCTTGCATTGCTAACGACGCTCGTAGTTACTTCGTTAGCCTTAGCAAGAATTTCTTCTTGTGTTGCCATAGTAATTATTCCTCCTTAACTTATGACTTATAGCCCAGGGAGTTAATAACCCCTTGTGGCAAGTAAACATTGGTCCAGAACGATGTGTCAGGCTCAGACTTCTTTAATTCCTCAACCTGCTCATCCTCTTCCGGATCAACACTCTTCTTTACAGCGCCAGCTTGAGCGAATTCCTCAACCTTAGCTGTTTGTTCCTCAAGAGCCTTCTCTGTTGCTTCTAACTTTTGAGAAATCTCTTGTTTCTGAGCATCGAAATTCTTAGCAACTTCATCAATCTTAGCCGAGACATCTGCTTCAACTTCAGCCTTAAGCGAAGTAGCAAAGTCATTAAGCTTTTGATCGATGACGGAACCAAGAGCTTCTTTCAGAACCTCTATATCCATTTCTTCCTCCATCTGATCATTTTTCACTTCGGCTTCAATTGAAGCTTCAGCTTGCTCACTTTTTTCAAGTGAATCATCTCCTGGCTGATCTGTTAACCATGAGACAAACTTTTTAACTAGAGATAATTTTTCGGATTCTTTGTCAACAGTATTATCCATAGGTATCACTATATCATAATTTTCATCATTGTGCAATGAATTCTCACTAATCATATCGACCTCCATTACTTCTGGTAGTTCATTGTAAATATCATCCAATAAGAAATCTAAAAGTTCTTCAGTTTTGTAATCGACACTTTCTGTTTCCATCATCAATAAAGTATCAATTAAGGCATCCTCACTATTGATATCCACACCGTCTACGGACTTTTTTGCCCTTTCTTTTGCATTCTGATATCTTTCTAAAAGCCTTCTGCCTTTAGCAGCAAGCCGTGCCGCATCGGAACGATCCTGCGGCACTGGCTCCCCCCACGCTGCAGCCGACAGGGCGAGGCGGGTGGGTTCACCGTTCGGCTTTTTCATTGGACCAGAGGGGTTGGTAAAAAATCTTGTAAGGAACGAGCCCTTACGGCGCATTTTCTCTGGCGTATTTGCAGCGCCTCTTACTCCGGGCTTAAGGTTCGCCCCTTCTTTTTGTTTAAAGTATCTTCTGCCCGCCGCTGTCAGCCCGCCTTTAGGATCCTTAATGGGCTGTTTCTTTTCAATATCGTTATCTCCACCAAGTGTGTAATCAAGCGCACCATCATCTGCCTTCTTTACAAGATCAATGATAGCAATTGCATTAGCAGGATTATCGACTAAACTTAACTCACCAAGATCATATTGTTTAATAATATGCACAGGTCTTCCGTTATGAACTTTATTTTGCATCATTTCTTTTCTTATAATCTTTCCACCAATAGAGAACGCACGAAGAGTTCCATCAAGAATTTTTTGCCATGTGTTTTCTGCACCTTTAGATATATATGCCTCAACTTGAATAGCATTATATTCTTCACCATCAGCACCTTTTATTTTAATTGGCTTATAGCTAATAGCCTTACCAACGGCAATAGGTGCATGCATTTCACGAATGTTACCTTGCCAATTTTTGAAAGCAGAAAGCGAAGCTTCAAAATCAACAACATCGCCAACTTTATCAATGTTATCAGCAGTTGCAATTCCTGAAACGATTCTCTCTTCCTTTTTAACCATATCAATTGGGAAGGATAAATTAAAGGTAGTCATAGTGCAATTTTAGTGTAATGAACAATCTATTATACAGCAAATTATCCTATGGCATAGACAGACAGAGTAACTCCTGCTGTCATGACTTGGAATTGTGTATAATCGCCTTCCACCTCAACATAGTTCTTTCCTGCCGGAATTAAGACCTGGTGTGGACCACCATTTAACTTAACAACCGCATTAGTAGAAGCATGTGTATTAAAAAAGTGGATGCATTTTGTATGTCCAATAAGGGTTACAGTATTTGCCGTACTATCAACCGCTGTATTAGAATATACAATCCCCATTGCGTAACTCATTGTGTACCTCCTGAATTATCTTGATTTTGACCTCTTTCAGCCTGATCTCCAAACTGTCTTGGGTCTGTGGATTGCCCTTCTGAATCTGCTCTTGCATTTCTAGGAGCAATTGTATCATTATTAGAATTACCAAACGGAGCGCCTGGACCCTCTTTTTCTTTCTTTGTGGGGAAAGGCAGCGGCTCATCGCCATCTGCTCTTTCGGGCAATCCAAGGGTGGATCTAACTTCATTTGGAGTAATAACTTCAGTTCTAAGATATCTATCATTAATTCTTGATTGAATATCTTCATCAACAAGATCTATACTTCTAAACTTAAGCGTAAATAGATCTGTAAACTCCATCATAACTCTGTTTAATCTTTTTTCAATAACCGACTGATCTGGAGCAACTACCTGCATTTTAAATGTCTTGTCAGCATCTCTTGAAACTGCCAAGTTAGCATTATCGTATACACCAACCTTTGGAGCCGGTACTCTATTTGCAACTAAAATCTCATCTCTATTAGATTTACGATATTTATCAAATGAAGCATCTTGCACACCAGCTTCTAGTTTTTCAAATTTAATATCGCTATCAGAGCCAATAGACGCGGGAATTGGAATAACAAGAGTACCATGATTGCGCCCTTTTACTTCTTTTCTAAAATAGTTAATAAGCTCTTGCTTTGATTTATTACTTAACTTTGCACCCTTAAGTATTATGGCATATCTAGGAATAGCTTTATTCTCAAAATAATCAATGTTATATTCTTTTGCAAATTTATCACCCACAATCGCAGCGGCAGCAGACACCGCAGAAGGAATACCGTAATATGTGTTTTTAGGAGAATAAATTTTAAAATGAATAATTTCGTTTGGTCGCGGGTCGGAGTTAATTGGGTCTTGCGTTTCTTTGTCTCCATAGTTTCTGAAGAAGACCGCCGTAATTTTATTACTTCTTGCAATTTGAACAAAGCCATCTCTTTTCCTCCTTACTCTCACAAGCGTTCCAGGAATATGACCAATGTATCCAATTTGACCAGAATTATTTCTTCCGATTTCAAGATATCCATTGCCAATTGTTAAAACATCTTGCCAAACTTTTATCATAGTTTCAATAAAAGTTTCTTCAATATTTAAATTTTCAAAAAGATCTTCTAATCTTTCTTTTTCATCTTGTAACTCTTTTCTTACTCTATACAGCTTTTCTTCATTGTCAGTCGATTTCTCTATCTTTCTTCTAGCTTTTAATGTTTCTTTAAATTCAAAACCAAGACCAACAGTGTTCATAACTCTTGCACTCACTGATGCATTATGAATTGCACTAGAATCAAATAAACCAGAAAGATTGTCTAAATCGTATGGTGGGTTTACAATGTCATACAGCGAGTAACCATCAAGGGTTTCTGGGTCAATATACTTTGTACCGGTTCCGTCCTCGCCAACATACTTTTTAGAAAGTTTATTAGCCTTTCTTTTCATTTTTGGAGAAAGCGAATTATAAGAAATTTTTAAAAATGGGTCTTCTGATATTGGCGTAGAATCAAACCCAATATATGACAAATCTTCTATTTCTTCATCAATAATATTAGATTCTTCAACATGAACCATTTTCTTTTCCATACTACCTCTTTAAATTATCAAAAAAGTCTTCATACGGATCTGGCAGTAATCCATTTTCTAGACGCTCAGCCTGATCATCTCTTTCACTTCCACTAACTTTTCTTGCACCATGAACCCAGGATATTTCACCCTCATCACTGCCAGTCCAATACTTTGCAGCCTGCCTCACTCTTTTTTCAATATCTTTATCTCCAACAAAGCCTTCTGCAGACAGAACACCGTCGCCATCCGATAAAGGTCTACCATCTGGCATAATCCAGATGCAAACCCCATAAGTTCTCGGAGGAACCCAGAGCCGTTTATTTTTAATAGATTCATGAGCCATTAGAATCTATTGTACACCATTTTTATTAAAAAAAGAACAAAAATGATGAATAGCGGTACAACTTTTCATAGTCCCAGTTAAATAATGAATCAAAGCAGTTCACTTTATAGGACACGCCCCTGTTGCGCAATCATCAAGCATTATCTCATGCGATCCAGCGGATTGCTGTAAGGGTATAGAGAAATTAATCTTGCTTAATGTCTTATAGTAATCATCCTCTGTAATTTCTTCATACGGAGGAAGCGGGAAATTATGATCGCTATGTAATAAGAATGACACCGACTTTACGGAATTATCATAATTCTGCTCGAGCCATTTCTTGATTTCACCAAGCTCTTCTTTACGATAATAAACAGTAACAGATACAGCGTTGTCTGCCCAAACTGTTTGCATTTTCTTAACCCACTCAAGTTGCTGTATTGCTGTCATTTCACTTGCAAGAACAGATCCATCTGGGGATTTGCAGGGAAATTCAACAACATAACGAGTATGGTCTTCTCTCCCATCTAAACCAACATCCCAAACAACTTTATATCCTCGCTTCCTGCATGCTTCAACTAATGGGTCTGATGCACCAAATCTAACTCTTCTTGTATAATATTTAGCAAATGCAGGATGTATTCCTGGAGTTACGCCGGGTAGCAAAGATAACGTACCCGATGGCTGTACTGTTGTCAGCCTAACGGATGGATTCCAACCTTTTTGCTTACTATACTGTTTATCAAACTTTTTCAGATTATCGTATGCATCTGATAGCCAAGATATTTTTTCTTCGTTGCACTGAAGTATGCCGGTAATAGATTGACCAAGACGAGCATTTTTGTGAACAATTTTGTTTGTCTTTTCATATGGATAAGATAAACGAGTGACTTGCTTCTGCACCTTGTAGAGCAAAATAGAAACCTCTTTAAGCTGTTCAAGTGATGTAATATTTGGCAAGAAAATTGTAGAAAGGTTGCACGATTCGCCATCAGCTAATGCAATCTCAGCGCATGGATTGAACCCTTCAACAGAATTGTCGTGAGAAACTTCTCCAAGTCTTCCAACTGTTTTTGCAAGCTTTCTATTGACAAGACCATAAGGCTCGCCAGAACCATCATACCCCTTCCATAACTCAGCCAAAATTTCATTATAAGAATCTGCATAGATCGAATTATTGCTGTTCGCCCTCCACGCAGGAACAGAGCCAGAAGCCCAATTCTTTGCACGAAGGAATAAAATATCATCTGGATCACCAATCGCAATTTGCGCTGAGCGTCTAGACGAGCCAGAAACAACAATTCTTCCAATGATATTGCAAATATCAAGCACATCAACAGAGCGCAATTTCTTACCAACACGATTATTCAATACTTTGCAAATATCATCAATACCATCAACGAGCGCGCCAGGACCAGAAGCGGTTCCACCAAATGTTTTTAACGGAGCACCAAACTCACGAATAAGAACTGTTGAATATGTAAAACTCTTACCTGTAACAAAGTACGCTTCAAGAACTTTGTGAAGCAGCTCTCTCCACCCCTGCCTTGAGTCAGGAACAATAAAGTCAGCATCATTACTTCTCTCAGCCAAAACATGCTTAACTTCCTTTACTTTTGGCAAATCATGAATCTTTGATCTTTCAACAGAAAAACCAACTCCACCCCCAAGCATTAAATAATCAAACACTAATTCAAAGTCTTCAATCTTTTCAATATTTGTAAAAAAACAATTGTTTAATGATGTTCCAGAAAACTTTGAAACAAGAGGTGTACCAAGTTGCCAGAGCGCTCTGCCTGCAACCGTGCAACGAAGATTAAACATATGATCAAAAAGACGCTCTGCCTCTTCTTCTGTGAAGTCAACGCCGATATCTACCGCACCATCAATAATTCTTTTTATAGTCTCGACCCATGTTTCGGTTCTGTCGGTTCCTTCAATTCTTCTGCTGTATGTTCGAAGATAAACAACCTCACCCATGCCGCCAAAACCCCAAGGTGGTGTAACACCTGTGTATTTAGACAAAAAAGTAGACGATAGTAATGACATTTTATACCTCCTAGAAAATGGGATTATTAATAATATCTTGCTGGATTACAGTTAGCAATCAAAAATACTAAGGTCTATATCAGCTGTTCGTAATATTTGATGCGATCAACTATCTTATCAGCGACCACCGACCAAGATTGCTCTGCGTGCAATATTTTTGCCGATTTTATCGTATACTTTTTGAATTCATCGTATTCATCAACAACAGATTTCATTAAATCAATTAACTGTTCAAAATCTGGTGAAGCCCACATCCCAGTATCTTCTTCAAATTGCTTATTGTTCCAATCTGCTGTAACGAATTCTGCTTCAAGCGGAATTGAATAGTGTGCAAAATCTTTACAGCCTGTTTCATTTGTCACAATAGTTGGCATACCTGTACATATTGCTTCAAATGGAATCATTCCGAAGCCCTCTCCACTTGTTGGATAAACCATGCAATGACAAGAATGATAAAGTTTTACTAAACTTTCAACATCAAGCGAACCCGGTACGCCAACAATTTGTGGATGCATTGTGGCAGGAACAAGCCTGCCATTTAAATATATCTCTGCAAAACAGAAATTGTTATATTTCAAATACAACTTGTAGTCCATGTTATCTTCATATAACTCTAAAAATGCATCAACAACCATTTGAGCATTTTTACGTTTTGAATCTCCACCAACATGTAAAAAGTTAAATGTGTCTGTAACTTCTCTGTCTAAAATAGAAAAGTCACTCGAGATACCATGTGGTATTACATGTATATTATGATGAACATTATTCTTTTCATAAACTTCTTTAACAAAATTAGATGTTGCCCATATCTCATCACATTGCTGCATGTGTTGAACCCAGCCTTTGGGAATCCTTGTTGACTCCCATGGCGTATAGCCAACCTTGTAAGAATTTTGATATTGATAATAATATGGCAAACAAAAATTCACATGATAAGGAATATCATTTCTGTTATAAAAAACAGCAACATCTTTTTCTTTAAGTGCATTAATAGTTGCAATTGCAGCTATTGAATAACCCGGACTATACCAGCTAGTGCCGGTGAGGTCAACAGAGCCTGGGGTAAACCAACTAATTTTTCTCATGTGAAGTTACTTTCTAGGTTTTTTAAATTTTGTAGCTTTTTTTGGTGGATTAATCTCATCATCTAGATTAAGACACTTTACACCACTATCTACAAACTTTTTAGCTTGATCCTTAGAAATTTCACAAGTTACAGGCATATGACTAAACATACATCTTGATGCGGCGAACCAGCAATCATTTGTTTGAATTATCGAAATATATCCGGTGTCAATTATCGCAGCACCGCTGTAATCATCAGACTCGACTATGCCTATGATCTTCATACAGGGAGTATACCACCATTCTCGTTATCAAGATATTCGAAGTATGTTCAGTATGCTTAGTATGCTTAGTATATAAGTATATAAATGTATATAAGTATACTTAGACTGCTTCGCATGCCCGCATGCGTAGCATAGCACACTTTTTTTGGAGAATGCGTTCTAAAAAAAATATTTTTGAAATCTGGGGTGACGAATTTTTGAGGTATACTGTTTGCATGGCAGCTTTTATTATTTATCTTGTCTACATGACGCTCAATGCATTTTTGTTCAAAACAGCTGTGCAATGGGGCTGGGATCACAATATCGGCTGGGGAGCGTCTTTGATTCTATCACTCCTCTCGAGCTCTTTTATTGTATTACATAGATATCGTCAAACAAATAAAAATTAATGTATCATCCAGATACTATTGATTATTCTTATTTACATAATAAGAAAGTATTAATATTAAGTGATACAGCACATCCATATCAGTACATACTTTCATTTTTAAAAGAATTAAAAAAGTCAGATGTTTATATATATATTTGCCCAGCTACAACTTCTAGATTTGTAAAACTATGGATTAAAGTTACACTAAATAAATCTGCTCAGATTATTAAAGATAAACACTACAAAATGTTTTTTACAAATGAAATTGATAATTATGAAGTATGCATGATATTTGGAAAAACTAAAAATCCGGATCGAAGCTTGCTAAGAAAAGTTTTAAGAAATATGTTATTATCGTACCAGAATATTACAGTGGTTACTGAAAGCGGAATAGATTGTGATGAGAATTATACCTTACGATAGTGATCAAAATTTAGAAGATATTGAGAGCTTATCGATAATAATAAAAGCGGTTCCGTTTGAGGGATCATATGTCCCGGCATTTTTTATTCAGAGCCCGGAAGAAGAATACCCAATGTCTTTAGACGAAATGAATTGCTTGATGGACGGTGTTGAAATAGCAAAAAGGTCTGTTGATCAAATTATTGCTTTTATATTAAACCATGAAGACGAGAATGAAGATGATGAATAAGTATACTAATCTTATCAATCATGGTCATATTCTTGGTGGTGTAATTAAAGACTTCCCATATCCAGAAAAAATCTGCCCTTTTTGTATGAAAAAGCTTAAGGTGGTTCAGGCAATTCATTTAACAACAGATAAGTATCAATATAAGGCGTTATATCTAGATCCAAACCCAGATTGCCCGGTCTACGATGAGAATGTAAGAAAAGCCTACGCAAGGATATACTACTCATCAGATGATGCTTATGCAGCGTTTCATGATGTTAGCATGCCGGTCTATAGATGGGAGCAAGACGATTTGGTTAGCTACTACAAGTAGTGGTAGAATATAATAAGTATGCCTATAAATTCATGCTCATCAAATGGAAAGCCTGGTTTCAAATGGGGCGATAGCGGTAAATGCTATACATATACAGAAGGCAATGAGTCTTCAAAAAACGAGGCAAGAAGGAAAGCTGAGTCTCAAGCTGCTGCTGCATATGCCGCTGGCTATATGGAAAAAGAAGGCGAAGTTACTACTGGGTCAATGGGTTCTGGAATAAAGAACCCGCAGCAAGGATACTCGAGATCAAAAAAGAAAAAAAAGAAAATGCTCTCTCTTCCGGAAGAAGTTAAAAAAAATCTTGACACCTGGTTTAGAGAAAGATGGGTCGATATTTCAAGACCAAAGCCTGGTGGTGGATTTGAGCCATGTGGTAGAGCAGATGCCAGTACCGGTAAGTATCCAAAGTGTGTCCCAGCCTCAAGGGCGGCGAGGATGTCGGAATCTCAACGTCAATCTGCAATTCGTAGAAAAAGAAGGGCAGAGTCCACTCAGCGCAGAGATGGACAAAAGCCAATTAATGTCCCCACAGAGAAAATAGAAAAAAGAAATGTCCCAACCGATCCGTCTCTGTATGCAAGGGTAAAGGCTGAGGCTAAACGTAAATTTGATGTCTACCCATCGGCATATGCAAATGCCTGGTTGGTTAGAGAATATAAAAGACGAGGTGGTGGCTACAGAGTGGTGTCAAAGAGCCTCGCGGAAATTAATAAAGTTGCAGAAGACCTGGACCAGCAGGAGGCGCTTCTTGCAGATATGTTAATAGCTTTAACTGAAAAATATGGCAAGTTTAATGAAGATGAAATTGGCGTGTGGGCTGGGTATGAGCCAGCCGAAGAGAACGATGTTGCCGATATTGGCGTAAAATGTGCTAATTGTGTATTATATAAAGGCGAAGGTGTTTGCAAAATTATAGCGCAAGCAGTTGAGCCTGAAGGAAAGTGTCGTTTTGCTATCATCCCCGATGGTGTGGTTGAAATGGAAAACGATGAAGAAGAAGACGAGGAAGGCGAAGATTAATTCGCTTTCTGGTACAATTGATTAATACCGTAGGAGGTTTTATGAGTAAGACAATTAAGATTCCAGTAGATAACGCTGAGAAAATGATTTTAAAGCATCAGTTCTTGTTGAAGGAAGCACTTGCTGCAGCCGCTTATCACCAAGAGCAAGTTGATGTTCTTTCAAAGGCAGTAAAGGATGTAACCTTTATGCTTACAGAAACAAAGCAAACAATTAGCGGTTCTGATACCGGTAGCACAGGCGAGCCAGCATCGTCAGCCCCAACAGCGACTGAAGTTGATGGTGACGGCGTAGCTGTAAAGAAAGAAGATCTTGTTGCTGCGCTTTCTGCTTTTGAAGAAAAGCATGGCAAGTTTGATATTGACACAAATGTAATTGCTGAATTTTTAATGGCAAAGTAAATGGAAGCCATAATTGTAGCAGTTATTACTGCAATTGGCGGTGTACTTGCTGTTCTAGTTCAGAAAAGCAGGGAAGAGAATAAAGAAGATCATGGTAAGGTTATGGAAAAGCTTATTGACCTTCACAAAGATGTTCATCATGTTGAAACAAAAATTGATCATGTTGAAGAAAAAATTGATTCTCATATTTCCCTAGACCACACAACAACAAAGACTAAATCTAAGAAAAAATAATTTTTAAACAACCAGCTCTTGGCTGCAAATATTCTTAACAGTTATTTGCGGTGTGGGGGCTGGTTGTTTTTTAAATTGTTTCGGTATTTATAAATAACATTTATAAAATGTGCTACGATGTGTACCATGACAAGTGAAAACAATATTCCTCAAGAAGAAGAAAGTCAGTATAAAATACCATTTAAGGAGCTCGAATCTCTTTACGACACCTTCATTGCAAAGTTAGATCTCTCAATACCAGAAATGGAGAGAACTGGTAGTTCTGTTTTTTATGGCTTTCATAAAAATTGGGCTCTACCCAAGATTGTTACTTACTATAATCTAAACACTGATCTTGCTAATAAGGCATGGGCTGTATTTGGTTTTAAACAGAAAGGAGGTTCAAAAGTGAATAAGACTCGTTCCAAGAAGGAAGTTATTACAACTTACTTAAAGCAGAATGTTGGTCAGATTGTTACTCCGGCAAAAGTTTCCGAGGAAGTGCAAATTTCTTTACCAACTTTCTATAACTTCTATAATGCCAACAGGCACTTCTTTAGAAAGACAGGCAGAGGGCAGTTTGAAATTCTTAACCCCGAAGCAGAAAGAACTAGAGAGGGCTGATATGTTGCTCCCAGGTGGTGTGTCTCAAGGTATTCACACCCTTCCTATTTACACTACCAAGAAACCCGCCATCTGGGAGCACGCGGCAGAAGCAGCCGCAAATCATATTTGGAGAATGTATAATTTTTATTTAACATATCCATTTAATAAACATTTAGTATATATTCAAAATGAAAGACTGGAAATTGAAAATTTAAGATCAATAATTGATCACTATATTAAATCTGATTTATATCTTGATAAAGTTACAATAAATGATGAAAGAGATTTGTATCATCATAAAGAACTTTGGATTGCAATGTCTTTTAATGCAATAAAGGCTATTAAAAATTATTTTAATACAGATATAGATATTCAATATGTTATTGATACTGTAATTAAAAAACAAAAAGATTATGGACACAATAATATTGCAATGTTTGCGATTACCGGTTTAGTTATTAGAATTCACGATAAAATTGCAAGAGCAGAAAATATTGTCCAAAAAGAAAATATGCAAAATGCAGTCCCTGGCGAAAGTATTTATGATACTTTCCTAGATATAATTGGATATTCAATTATTGCATTAATGTGGTTAGAAGGGACATTCATGTTGCCACTTCAGGAGAATTATGAAAAAGCCAATACATAAACATTTATTACTCAGAGGTCACTGTCATAGACCACCTACTGATAGTGAAATAACATACAACTGGTTAAAGCACCTTGTTGCAAAAATTAATATGAAAATTATTCGAGGTCCATTTGTTTCATATGTAGAAGCGCCAGGGAATCGTGGTACAACTGCTACAGTAATGATTGAAACTTCGCACATTGCATTTCATGTTTGGGATGAGCAGTCACCGGGGTTGCTGCAGTTTGATCTTTACACATGTTCTGAATTAAATGTCCCAGTTGTTTTAAATGAAATACAAAAGTTTTTTGATATGATTGAATATCAGTATATAGTCTTTGATAGAGAGCACGGTTTTGAAATAATAGACGGTGTATATTAATGAAACAAAAGAATGATCATATAGAACCATGGATTAATTCTTATGTTCAAATTGTAAAAAGAAAAATAAATTTAGTTGAATGGAAAATTGATTTAAACGAAAAGCCTTGCCCAAATGATTCTCTTGGTGAATGTGATATTGTTTATGGTCAGCATTTAGCGACAATATCTTTAAATAAAAATTATAAAAAAGAAAAACCAGAGATTTTAAGAAATACAATTGTTCATGAATTGCTGCATTGCTATATGTCTCCGATTACGGAATCAGCAACACAGGTAATGGAGCCATTTGAAGAAGATGTTCACGGAAGAAAAATTATTCAAGCAACTATTAATGCAATGGAATATCAAACAGAAAGAATTATAGATCGACTGTCTGATATTATTGCACCAACGATGCCTCTTCCAAAAATGCCAAATAAAAAAAACAAAGTTAAAAAAAAGAAGCCTGCCCGATTAGCTCAGAGGTAGAGCTCTCGCCTTGTAAGCGAGTGGTCGTAGGTTCAATTCCTACATCGGGCTCGAAGGAGATTTATGCACATTCCAGAAAATATGCTTGGTCATATTCAAAAAATTTTTGCCGGAGAATATGAAGTTCCATTTGCATCAGAAAGTCCTGTAATTTTTGATGTGGGTGCAAATATTGGAGCATTTGCAAGATGGGCAAACGCAAGATGGGCGAACAGTCAAATTGTTTGCTTTGAACCAGTTAAATCAAATTTTGAAATTTTAAAACAGAATACTGCTGATATGAAAAATGTGCAATTGTTTAATGTTGCAGTTAGTGCAAATGATGGAAAACAAAAAATATTTTATGGTAAAAATAATATTGGCGAAGCTAGTTTGTATAGAGGTAATCAGCAAACTTATAATGGAGAAGAAGTTGATGTAATAACAGCATCTGAATTACCGGCATGTCATATTATGAAAATTGATACCGAAGGTTCTGAAATAGAAATTTTACAATCCTACAAGCACAACCCAGCAGTGTATCTTATTGAATACCATTCAGAAAAGAATCGGCGTAAGATTGATGACCTACTAAAAGATAATTACATACTCCTCAGTTCAAATAGTGATAAACCAAATTATGGCATTGTAAAGTACGCATTAAAAACATTGATTGGTTAAATATTGGCTAGTAGCTCAGTTGGCAGAGCAACGGACTGTTAATCCGTGGGTCGTAGGTTCGAGCCCTACCTAGCCAGCAATACAGATAGTTGCTATAGGTGTCAACTATTTGCATCGCTACCAGCGCCTTTAGCTCAGTGGTTAGAGCGGAGAACTCATAATTCTTTGGTCGTAGGTTCGATCCCTACAGGGCGCACTATGGTATAATTTACCATTATGTACGAATATAAAATTAAGAAAGTGTACAAAGTTGTTGATGGGGATACCATTGATGTTGATATTGATTTGGGGTTTAATATTTCTTTTTTTCAAAGAGTTCGTTTGGCTGGAATTGACACCCCAGAATCAAGAACCAAGGATATTCACGAAAAAAAACTAGGTCTTGAGGTGAAAGAAAAACTAAGCGATCTTTTAAAGAGTGCAAATAAAATTGTTATTAGAACAGAAAAACCGGACTCCACAGAAAAGTACGGTAGAATTCTTGGCTGGCTGTTTATTGATGATGGTAAATTGTCGGTTAACGAAATTTTAATCAAGGAAGGCTACGCTTGGAACTATATGGGTGAAACAAAGGTAAAAGACTTTCAGCTTCTAGAGAAGCGCAGAAAGAATAATGCCTGAGCTTAACGCTTCTATTCCACCAATTGAGTGTTATGTGCGTGGAAATTTTCTTCGCAATCAAATAGATAGTCACGAATTAAAATTTCCGTGCGTAATCTTTGGCGTAGCCTCCATCCCCGATAGAGCACCGGTATTTCATTTTCTAATGGAAGATGGCGGGATTTGGTGGAGAGCGCCTATAAATGCCTTCTGTGCCTCCCCAGACGCTCCTGAAGTAGATCTATACGACCTTGTGATGTGGAACAGCTTTTCATCTCACATCAGTGTTACAATTTTTGAACACATGCGCGGTCGAGCAATGACTTATAGAGATAGACATAATAATTCAGTAAATGGTAAGTATATGTTTACCTTAGATTGGCATCAGCCAGATAGTAATCTTATTAATACTGGTTATTCGACAAATCCAGGGCAGCATAAATGTGGTCATGTAATTCAAAGAGAAGATGGCAACTATGCTATTCAGCCAAATAATAGAATTAGATTATGGGATCCCGCATATACCTCAAAGAAAGGTCAAAATCTTATTGAGAGATTGGTTAATGAAACAATTTGGGATGTTGAAGATGGCGAGAAGTGGATAACATCAGATGATAACAGGTATGATTATGGTGTTAATAATCAAGATGAAAGCACTAAGCCATCAGAGGGCGAGCCTCCAAAGTCTTTTTATGATCAAGAAAGTGCAAATCGGTGGTATTGGGAGAAGTAATGCAAGTTGTTAATAATTTTATTACCCCAGAAGAGCAAAAAGAGCTCTATGAGTATGTAAGCAGTAATAAAATGCCCTACAGAATCTATCCAACCCACATTTTTGATGAAAACAGTCTGTTAAAAGACAAAGTTCACGCTCCGCAGCAGCTTACTCACTTTATGTACATGCACGGCGAAGAGAATTCCTCCCCACATCTTAAAATTATTCGACCAATCTTTGATATGTTACAAAATTGGCTTGGTGAAATCACTTTATTTCGGGTAAAAGTCAATGTTACCTTCCCATACCCCGGATATAACAGATATCAGCCCCAGGTTGCCCATACAGACATGGCTTATGATGACGGAAGAAAGGTCCCGCACCAGGTTTTTCTATATTACATAAACGACTCAGATGGTCCAACTTACTTCTTTAACGAAAAATACGAGCTTACAGACGCTGTGGAGCCAAGAATGGGGCGGGGGGTGCTGTTTGATGGATCCCAGCTTCACGCCGGCAGCAATCCGGTGCAATATCCCTTCCGTTTTGCCCTAAATATTAACTTTCGACAGGGCGTAAAGCAGATCCCGTAGGGTCGGTGGCGAAAAAAGACGCATACTAACCGATACAAATCGCTCTAAAGCATTTTAAATGCTTGTAAACAGTTACTTGTGGCGCTTGGAAAGCTATTTTGCGCCCAATACAGTCGTTAATCGTGCCGTAAATTGCGCCATACGGAAGGCGAATGGAACTCTTCCACGCTGTTTTTCATATCGACATCTTCATACAACCGCAAAACATGCATGCACGGATCCTCGCCACGCTCGAATTCCTCGTCTTCTTCTTTCGATACCGGCATTCCATCGTGTGTATAGCACACAGCAGGACCGCACCAATTGTTTTTTATACCCAATTCAAGCCACTCTTGGAAGTTCATATAGACATTATACACACAATGTCTGCGACATCTGGAGAAAATCCTTAAACCCCCGATTTTTTTCAAACCATATGTGCATAAATTATTTTGTTATATACCTTACGAAGATAACTATTTACTTTATACCCCGCAACTTATACTGTAACTGGCAACTCGTTTGCTTGGGACCGTTATAGGTGAGAGCGCATCGGGCTTTCTCGCTCGGTGCGTTTCTCATGTGTGGAGACATTTTTCTTCCCGCCCGATTCTGTGAAAAATTTGAGTATATATTTTTACATTGTTACTTAACATTTTAGACATCGATCCATTTGGTCTGTCTCCCCCGGTCAATTCACATGCTGGTGTTCTAGTAGCGTCGTAGCTAATTAGAACACCAGCAAGGTTGGGCAGGGCTAATGTAACAGTTGAGTACACTTTTCCAATGCCTAGGTATAGTAGAAGATGTCAGCACGAACGGTTCGTGCGACACTCCCACGAAAGGGGAACGCAATGTCCACGTCACTCACACCACCAGAACGAGTGCAGGAGGCGCAAGCAATCCTGAACTCGCTCGGCAAGGACGACTTCATCGCAGTTGTCGGAATGCCCGACAGCCAGATGGTTCACTTCGTCCACCACATCGGCAACCTGCTCTCGCTCGTCCTGAAGATGACTGAGGCAGTTGTTGAGGCGAACGACGCAAGGGCGCAAGTCCGAGCAGGTGAGGTCGATAGGCTTCGCCAGATGGCTGGCTTGGTTCAGACCGTCCAGCAATAAGGAATCGGGGTGGAGGCGCAAGCCTCCACCCCTTTCTTTTTGAGTTTTGGAGGGCGGGCTATGCATCGTCTAGATGACTCGCACGCCCTTTCTATCGGTACGGTACACATCGCTTGTTGAGTACACATTTCCAATACCTAGGTAAGGTGGTTGGCAAGGAGGTACACAGATGGACATCACCATCAGCATCAGCGAGTATCTCGGCTACGGTATCACCGTTGCCGTGTTCAGCGCTGTTGTAATCATCGGCTACCTGCGCAACCGCAAGTAGTAGCCGTATCCCACCCACCACCAGCCACAGGGAGGCAAGGTGAACAAGAGATAATGGGGCGCACACACTCACCCCCCGAGTGTGTGCGCCCCACTCTTTTTTGTCTTTCGGATGGTGTACTGAGTCAGCGCTTAGCTGCGCTGAACACCATTTCTCTCGATGGCTACGGTTCCACTTGTTGAGTACACATTTCCAATCACTAGGTAAGGTAATAGGTATCAACAAGCGACGAAACAAAAGTAGTCGCAAAGGAGGTACTGCCATGCAGTACTACTTCGGCAATGTAATCGAGTTCGATGCTGGTAATGGCATCGCGCTTCCGTACTCGGTGCGAGAGAATGCTCCGTTGGATGCAACATCTCTCATCGTGAAACTCATCAACCCCGATGGGTCAATGGAGCCAGTCCAGCAGGTCATAATGCTCGGCTCGGAGCGTCCGTTCATCTATCAGGACTTGCTTGAGTATCGGTCAGCCGTTCGGTTTGAGCAAGCCGTACGGCGCATGTTCAGTGGTCTTTAGACTGCTGGAAAGTTGGGGAGGGGCGAAAGCCCCTCCCCTTTCTTTTTGTGTTCTGGTGGGCGTGCGGATCAGCGCTTAGCTGCGCTGTACGCCCACTCTCACGATGTCTGTCTCGTTGTTAGTTGAGTACACATTCTCAATGCCTAGGTAAGGTAGTTGGTGTCAGGGCAAGCCCAACAAGCCAGGAGGTACATCATGGCTAAGTCAGGCAAGCACCCAGCCTTGCGAGGAGCACTTCTCGCAGGGCAGACACAGCCAGCGCAGGCAGTCAAGCCAGCGGTGGTAGTCAAGCCAGCGCAGGCAACTGCGCCAGCACCGCAGGCGACGGTCATCGCCCCGACGACCCCAGCGGTCGTTGCCAGCCCCAAGGCTCGCGCCAAGGCGCAGGTGAGGCACATCGCCAAGCCCAAGCGCAAGCGCAAGCCGTGGAGCGAGGCGACGAAGCGCAAGGCTCGTCGCACACGCAAGCGCAATAAGCGCAAGGCGAGGGTTCGCAAGGTACTTCGTGCCTTGCGCCTCGCTCGGCGCTAGTCCAATCCGACGCTTGCCCTGACGGAGTGGGAGCCGAGGCGAAAGCCTCGGCTCCCCTCTTTTTTTGTCTTTGGTGGGCGGGCGGCTAAGCGCCTAGCTTCGCGAACGCCCACTCACACGATACACACAGTCTCCATAGTTGAGTACACATTCTCAATGCCTATGTAGTGTTCTTCTCAACAACAGCAGTTGGTCCGATACCAACTGCGGAAGGGAAAGCAATGTCCGCAACAATCACCAACAACAAGGAGTGCGTCATCTGTGGTGCTAACCACACGGTGACTGTCCCCGACGAGTTGTTCATCGCAACAATGGTCGGGCTCTCCCAATGGCAGAGTGGAGAGTACCTGATTCAGGACGCTCTCCCATTCCTGAGCCTCGACGACCGTGAGGTTCTCATCTCAGGAATCGGCGCTGAGTGCTGGCAGGTAATGGCTGACGCAATGGAAGCCGAAGAGGAATAAGAAGTCGGGCGAGGGGCGCAAGCCCCTCGCCCTCTTTTTTTGTCTTAGGGCGGGTGGGCGATCGAGCGCTTAGCTAGGTTGCACGCCCGCACACACGGTAGATACACTCTCCATAGTTGAGTACACATTCTCAATGCCTAGTTAGTGTACTAATCAACAACGGCAACCGTTCAGACAACGGTTGCGAGAAAGGCAACAATGGCAACAATGACATTGGCAGACGAATACGGATACTGGGCTCTCGCTCGGCTCCGAAAGGCGTTCGGAGTGCTCAGGCTCAAGCGTCGTCCCACAATGGTGAAACTTCTGACTGTCTCGGACAGCGAGACAGCCGTGATGTTCACCAAAGTGTTCACCACGGCAAAGCACGTGTTGGCACGCAAGGACAGCAAGTGTGTGAGGGTTCGCGACTACGCCGTGCGATACCGTCGAGAAGGTACTGAATGGGGTATCTACCTCGACAACACCAAACCAGCCATACGCAGGCTCCAACGAGAGCGCAGGCGTAGGTGAAAGACCTGGGGTGAGCCGAAAGGCTCACCCCTTTTCTTTTTGTCTTGCGGCTGGTGGGCGAGGAGCGCTTAGCTCCGCTTGCACGCCAGTTCTCTCGTAGCATACGCATACTAAGTTGAATACACTTTCTCAATGCCTAAGTAGTGTGATGGATGTCAGCACGAAGGTATCGTGCGACACCCATAAAGGAGCCATCCCAATGGCAAAGGTAAACCTGAAAGACATCCAAAGCAGGCTCGTGAAGCGTGGGCGTGATGCCTACGAGAACGAGCAGTTGAGCGCAGAACTGACTGCGCTCAGCCCTGAGAACGACGATGCCTTCCTCTTTGAGGAAGCGACGTTCGCAGGTGACACCGACAGCGACGAGTACGTGAACCACAAGAACTTGTGGCGCAACCGTGTCAAGTCGGTCGCATCGAGCATCGGTATCCCCGATGGCTCACTCTCCATCCAGTGGACAGTGGATGGCGAGATGGTGGTGTCATACAAGGCGTAACCACCACGCCTACTCCCCGAAAGCGCCCCGACCCGAAAGGGTCGGGGCGTTTCTCGCTGGCGTTCTGTCGAGCTATTCGCTCTTGACCGCCAGCCGCAGTGAGATCGCTTTCACATTCTCTTTAATACACATTTTCTAATTACCTTACCCCGGCGGGCGGGCATAGTAGCGCATAGCTACATTGCACGACCGGCGTTGCGTTGCCATAGACATAGTTAGTTGAGTACACATTCTCATTACCTAGTTAGTGTGTTGAGTGTTGACGAGGACGCAATTCCCTATCACCTCGCAACAAGGAGAAATGAAATGAAGGTCAACCTGAAACAGATTCAGTCCCGCTTGGTCAAGCGTGGGCGTGACGCATACGAGAACCCTGAACTCGTAGCGGAATTGCTCGCCCTTGACCCGAGCACCCCTGATGACGCATTCCTCTTCGAGGAGGCGACATTCGAGGGTGAGTGCGTCAGCACCAACGAGGAGTACACGAACCACAAGAACACTTGGCGGAATCGTGTCAACTCCCTCGCCACTCGCCACCTCGGGGACGAGGTGGAAATCAGCGTCCAATGGACTGACGCTGGCGAAATGGTCGTTTCGTTTCGCAAGTAATCCCCGCAAGTGAGAGCGCCCCGCCCCGCAAGGGCGGGGCGTTTCTCGCTGGCGTTCTTAGCAGCTATACGCTGCTTGACCGCCAGCCTTTAGGGATCGCTATGTGTCTCACTTTTAATATACATTTTCTAATTCTTTTACCTGGCGGGAGTGCGAGCCAGCGCCTAGCTGCGTTGCACGCCCGTTCACTAGATGCATAGGCATAGTCTGTTGAATACACATTCTCAATGTCTAGGTAGTGTGTTCTTCGTGAACGGGTTGCCCAATCACAAAGAAAGGCAGGCGCACTATGAAAGTGAACCTGAGCGATATCCAATCCCGACTAGTCAAGCGTGGTCGTGACGCATTCCAGGACCCAATCCTGGAAGCCGAACTGCTCGCACTTGACGCTGGCGTAGAAGATGACGCATTCATCTACGAAGCCGGACAAGGCAATCCCGAAGACGACAACTACATTGCACACAAAAACAAAGTGCGCAATCGTGTTGTTTCAATGGCAAGCCAGCACTCATTGGAAGTGTCCATTCAATGGACTACTGACGGTGAGTGTGTGGTTTCGCTAGCCAAATAACCAATGGCAATGCCGTTCACACGGAGTGCGTGCGCCGAAAGGCGCACGCATTTTCGTTGGTGGTCTTAGCAGCTAAGCGCTGCTTGACCACCAATTGTTTTGCATTTGTATTTACCTAACTTGATTACATATTTTCAAACTAAACCTTTGAGTTGGTGTTCCGAATAAGAATGTATTCTTATTTGTACACCAATTTATTTTTATTTCTTTTTTCCTTTACTTTAATCTATATTCCTAATCATAACTATATATCTACATATCTGTTTCAAATTGTATTTAGTTTTGCCTATGCGGATGCAGGCAAATTTTTTTTAGGGACCACCCTTGTGTGCCAATGGCTGGGTAGTCGGCTCTATTTATTCCTATACCAAAGACGATATAGATCCATTGATCTACCCCGACATTATAAAGTCGGTAATAACAACGTTGTAATCAATCCGGCTTTCTCTGCATATTAAAATTGGTTGATTAGTCGTTTGAACTGTACTAAAAATCCTCGAGACTTCTCTCGATTAAAAGGTCGATAGTAAGGGCAATGAAAAAATCGGGGTTTATTTGTTTCTATCAGTATATTCTTTTAAATTTATGCCAATTACCCCTATAGAGGGGGTAATATAGGGTCTCAAGATATGAGCATTTCACAATCGCACACTTTTTACTATCTTTTGCCCCATTTTTCCCTACTTTTCCCCACTTTTTACCACTTTTTACTATGTTTTTACCTATTTTTATTTATTTTTATATGCCATTTTAGACAAATTTTTTTGGGAATATGCCTATATTTAAGCATATTCCTTTGCTTTTAGCTGGGAATGTTCCACGTGGAACAATGTACTCCCATCTATTTTAATATTTATGTTGAGAGTTGAGCTCTCGTCTCTTACTATTTGGTAGCGTATACCCATTTGGTTACGTATACCCATTTGGTAGCGTATACCTTAACTGAAGATACAATCCTTTATCTATTCTTCTAGGAATAACAATTCATTTAGACAAGCCCCGCAAGTTGTTTCATCTTCAGCGTATTCTTCTGGCAGCTTATATCCACATCCTTGATCGCAGTATCTAGTCCATACCCGGCTTTCTCTTTGTTCACTCATATTGCTCATCATCTTCCTGTAGTTCTAATCCCCATTCATGCCTTTTAATTAACCCCGCCGCGATTCTATGAGCTAATTCATCAATTGCTTCATCTTCAGAGCCGGCAATAATCCAGTCAGAATAATATGCCGATACCAAGAATCTTTTCATACCTTTACCCATTTGTTTCCTCCACATCATCACATTTCCATGTAGTTATATCAAGATCATAGTAATCCGATATCTGTTCAATTGCTTTATCAATTGCCTCATCTTCATCAAATGCAGCCACCGTTGTTTGTAGGGTTGCATAATCATCTGAGAAAGAAACAGTATAATACTTTTCCTTTTCAGCCATCTTTTTCTCTAGTTCCGGGCTTAGTAATCGTATAATTTTGCCACCTCCGGGCATATCAAATTCTTTTATTCCCATGTTACAAATCCTTCTTTTGTGATGAAAGTATATCCTTCAGGATTCTCTCGTCTTCTTTGTTCAATAAGTAATCTAATGTATTCTCGAGCCTCCTCCAAATAACTATAGCAAAGGTTATAATCCCCGATAGGAAGATTAATAGCCATAGTTTCCAGCTCTTGAAAAACGCAGTGAACATAATTTAATTTCTCCTCTAATTGTTCGATATTTGTCATTATTGTCCTTGTGATAATTTATAGTTAATATTAGTACTATTTTTTCTCTTTTTTGTTTTCTTTCTTAGCTTTTTTCTTTTCTACTTTTTGTTCAAGAAGAAAGATTGCTTGATCCATACCACTGATATAACCATCCCAAAAAGCATAATCTGAGTTACCATCAGCTTCTGCATATCTTCTTTCCTTCAGAGCATCTTTTCTTGCTTCTTTTATTTTGCTTATCGTATTGTTAATGTTCATTAGTCTACAACCTCAATGTGTTCATCTGGATTATACGGAACTTCTGTTATTAAATAATTAATTCTATTTACCCAGGCAAAATGATTAATAATGATCAAATCTTCATCAGCCTGAACAAGTGTCCAAACATTGTTACGATTTGCTTTCTTTACCATTTCGTAATCTTCTCCAAATGTTTCATAATAAATATGACCATCTTTAGAATCCGGGTGTGGAATTGGTTGATATTTCTCCAACCAATCATTATATTTCATTTCCATTGTGTCTCCTTAAATATTATCGTATTTATTTCTTAACCAATCTAACCATTCTTTATACATTTGTTCATCTTCTGGGGATATCATATAATCATATTGGGCTTCGAGAGCTTTTATTAGCTCTAATACTAAATCTTCTTCATTTTTAAAACATCTTTTCATAAATTACTTCCAATACAAGATCCAACAAAAGCTGTCATAAATACGAGGTATAGTGCTACCCCAATTATAAATAAGACACCCTGTGTATTTCTTTTCATACCGGTCCCCAGCCAAGTGGTTCATTTGTATCATCATCAAACCATTCAATTGTTCCATCTTCATTAGAAGATAAGTCTTCAAATAAAAACTCGAGAATCATCTCTTTAACTTTTTTTAATAGAAACTCATCTTCTAAGTCTTTCCAATTGAGTGTTATGTCATGAGTTGGATATACAAATTTATATGTAACATTTACTCTAACATAAGCTGGAATGTGTGTATCTACCATGATGCCTTCTTTAGTGTCATATTGTTATTTTCTGTTGCTATAATATTATAAAGATGCTTGACCTGATTTACTAAAACTTCTGCTGCATTCGGTATTGCATCAAATAAATCATGACTTATAAATTCTTCACTATCACCAGACCATTGATTCCAACTGCTATAAAGATCGAACCACGAATTATTTTCAATAATAAGTTTTTCATCTTCAACAGCTTTACTAAAAGCTTCCTGTGTATTGAATCCATATGTAAACATATCATTTGCATTTCTAATGATATATTTATCTCTATAATGAACATATTTCATTGCACCATCTGAATAAACATCTACTGATAACTCAGTTTCATCATGAGCAATAGTGCATACATATGAATGTTTATTACCAGTGCTAAAATATTCAGCACAAGTCCACCCTTCAGATAAAGCGCCATAAAATGTTGGATCACCAAATACTTTGAATTGATCGATCAACCAATGTTCTTCTTTATCTACGGAGTAATAAATATGTTTTTTATAAATAGATTCAAAATCTATTTCTTTTTTACTCACAGTCGTGTCCATAACTTGCTTCATCAGCAGTCAGTAGTTTTTCACATTCAATACATCTACTGACATAAATTTCATCAGTGTCAGTATTGATCATTACTGTTACTTTATCAATATTAATTGATTTGATACTTTCTTCACTCATACCATCTCACTTTGTTTTTCACGAACTACATCTTTCAACACTTCATTTTCTGTTTTATTAATATTAACAGAATAATTTTCAAACTTATATCGAAGCGCATCTTTTACTGAACAACCCCTAGCTGAATTAAAAGTAATCGTACGCTCACCAATGTTAATTTCTTTTAAGCTATCATCTGAAACATATTCAATATCATCCAGACCGGTAAATCTACCATTTTCATCAAAGTCTTTTTGATACAATTCAAACGCTTTGTCCCAAGATTCAATAGGATAGTTATCATGAATTAATTGAAGTAGCATTACTAATTTTGCTGAAGATGATGTAAAATTCCACTCGGGATTAGACATAATGATTGTTGATAAAACATCATCATCTGCCGCACATTTATCTTCAACTTCAAAGTCTTCAGCAATGCCTCTATTCATAATAAATCCTAAAGCACATCTTGCTGCGTGACTACTATCTGATGACCAGCCAAAGTATTTGTTTTCATCGCCGGGAACTTCTTCACCTGTTTCTTCATCAAACCATGTATCAACAGATTTTGCACCCTGCTTTTTCATTTCTTGCCAGACATAATAAAATATTGCTTTATCTGTCTTAAGCAATGTTTCTGCATTGTTTTTATTTTCCATAACTATCTCCTATTCCTCTGTGTTATTGTGGTTAATTGTATAATTATGTCCATTTTCTATTACAGCTTCATTTATATCAATTTCCCCATTCATCGCCACTTTTTGATCCATACCAAGAGCAGCAAGCGATGCTATTGCCAATGCATCTTCTTCATCAATACCATTTACAAAATATGTAGTATTAAATGATACTGTGAATGGGTGCTCTACTTTATTTAAGTTACTCATTATTCCACCTCTCCTGAAGCTGTACCGTATGTTTTATTCGCACTCACAAGATTTGGATTTAACATCATTCCAGAAGGAATTTCAGTACCAAAGATAATCCTGCCTTCGGCTATGTCAGAAAGCAAATTAACTGCATCTTTATAGCTGATAGAGTTTAAATCAATTTCCACTGAGTCCCAGTATTCTTCAAATTCATATTCATCAATATGTTCGTACTCAGAAGCTAATTTAATATGATCATAGGCATGACCGAGCTTATGGCTATATAATTTAGCAAAAGCCCACACTGAACCTTCATCGCCATAAAATATATTTCTGCCAACCCATACTGGAATGTTTAAATAGCTGCATGCAATTATTTCAAAGTAACTATTATAATCTCTTGCATCACCATCTAACCACTTTGGAGTTTCCCAGTTCATTGCCACCGCAGTTGCAAATCCTGCAACACAGCCAATAGTAGAGCAGTTGAATTTATTAGTTGTTTTATCAAACAGCTGCGATTCCCCTGATATATTGTTTACCATTGCTGATCTAGGTATTTCATGAACATACTCGTAATATGCTGAATAATTTTCATGATCAATCTTTGAAAAGAAAGTGTTCATATTAAAGTTAGTTAAGCCATTGTGTTCAATTGTTTTAATTAACTCATTGAAGGCAGCAATGTCATAATCTTTATATGTACACTCAGAAAGATTGGTTTTTTGCTCATCTATAATTGCACTTAATCTATCGTATTCTTCCTCACTATCACTTGACCAATTAACCCCATTTTTGTTCATTTCTTTAGAAATAGATAGCATTTTGCCAACTGTTTCAACTATTTGCTTTGATGTATATTTCATATAACCTCTCTCTTGTTAGTTTACTGGTGTTGTTTCTTTTTTTGCTTTGTATTTATTCCAAGATTCCGTATATGCCGGAGCATACTGAAATACTTCTTGAAAGTCTTTATGAAGCTTTACCATCAAACCATAGCCAACCATTGTGTCTAAAAGCTCAAAGTATTCTTGCGAATCGACTTTGAGTTTAGACATCAACTTTGTTACTGGATTTTTGATGTGAATAACAGTTTGATCTGCTACCGGCATAATAAGACTATAAGGTGAATTAATTGCTGATTGAACTGTAAGTTCAAGCTCACTCTTAGAATCTTTCTTTTGCTCTGTCTTTTTTTGTTGCTTTAATGGCATTTAGTTTACCTCTCTGGCATCTACCGGAATTTCTTGTGTAAGCTTATTTCTATAATTAAATGTAAGATACGGAATATTATTATCGGTCAATTCAATAGACCCGTCTTTAATTAACTGCAACGCTTTTGCAGCCATTTCATGAGTAATGGATGCAAGATTTACTGGATCATAATCAAAATCTTCTTCTATGTATGATTCAGTATCAAGATCTCTGAATATTGCAATATCAGAATTTGATGCAAAATCTAATGCTCTACTAGCTAGCATTGCCCAGAAACTATTACCTTCTGCATAGAATAACTTTTTACCCATAATTACAGGCATATTTAAAAAGTTGCAAGCAACATTTTCAAACAATTCCTGTTGATTGCTGTAATACTTTGAAGATTTTTGTATCAAATCCTCTTTCCAATCCAATGCAGTTGCAACTGCAAATCCTGCAATGCATCCAACTGTATCACAATTGAAAGCTTTTGTAGTGCTATAAAATGGAGCATATTGTTCTGATACTGGGGACAGCCAATCACTGTGTAAACCATGAGAAGTAGTATTATCACCATAGGCTCTACTATCTAGATCTTCTTCAAAATGGCTTTGTAAGTTATCAACCATACCAATAAACATTTGCATATTAAAATGCTTTTTGCCATTCAATTCAATTGAAGCAATAAGCATGTCAAAGTTTTTCTGATCGTAGTCTTCTACTCTCATAACAGAAAGATATCTTTGATTTTCCTTTACAATATCTAGCCATGGTTTTGTGATACCTTTATCATCTTCATCCATATATCTTTTACCATTTTTTTCAAGATTTTCATTAACTTCAATATATGTAGAAATAATTTCTTCAATTGTTGGTTTTGTAAGAATTACTTTCTTTCTAACTTGCTGACTTACTTCAGCGGGATTTGCTACAATACTCATTTTTTATCCTCCGTTGTTGTTGACCAATAGTTTATTTGTATTAATGCGTTATCCATATTCAATTTCTCCCATATCTCATCACAAAATTCCTGATCAAGGTTGCTGTTTTCTACAACATTCCATTGACCAATTTTATTATTCCATACTGCACCATCTGGAAATACAGCAGCACATTGATCATGATCAAATAGATAATGTTTATTACCACTTTCATCTTGCCAAGCTTTGATGACGTAATAATATTCTGTTCTATCAATATTTCCGTGCTCTTCTGCCATAATCATTCCTCGTATTCTTCTGGGTATTCATAGTCAGTCCAATATTCTGTTAAACTATCGACTGGTAATTTATACCACCAGCCGCAGTATCTACAATTAAAATGGGCTGTCATTCCCATTATTGTAAATACACCGTTTACTTGATTGCATCCCGGACAATTCATACAATATCTTCCTCATAAATGTCACTATCATTTGGCACATAATGCGACACAGTTTTTACTACAGAAAAATCTGTTATTTGCGTACCTTTGATTGATTTCATATAGTTGACTTGATCTACTACATATTGATGATCAGAATACAGCGTTCTGACTTGTAATATTTTATCGTTATGCCATAGTATGATTGCGTAATTATTTTTCTCCATTTTGCTCTCCTGAGTTTAAGATACCTTCAAAGTTTTTAATTAATGACATAACTCTTTCTATTTCACTGTCGTCAAAACCAATTATTTCACCTCCTCCATCTCCTTTTGTAAGAATAACATCTCCAACAATTATTCTATTTGTTCTCCAAGCTGCAAAAACATTGATACCTAGACCTTTAATCAATCCTTCTTCATCAACAATAAACATAGAGTTATCTGGGAATAATTCATTTTCTTCTCTAGCAAGATCTACTATTTCAATCCAGCCGTTTATTAGTTTATTGCATTCATCAAGTGTTAAAGTTTCATGCTGACCTTCATACACTGAAAATTCACCATTTGTTTTAACAAGTATATGCTTCATATTTCTCCTTTGTTTTTGGTAGCGTTTCCGATAGGACTTGAACCTATAACCTACTCATTAGAAGTGAGTTGCTCTATCCAATTGAGCTACGGAAACAAAAAATACCACACAAAATAAAGCGTCACAGCGCTTTATTATTTTGTGTGGTATTCAGGGGGATATTATTTAGATGATTGCTGTTGCATCTTTGCTGACATTTCAGCCAAGAATTCATCCTGGTCTGTTGCCTGTTTTCTATGCCCTTCTAATGAGACCCAGCTTCCTTCTTTTGTGTAAAGAATTTTGGATCGATGGAAGTACATTTTTCCATTTTTAAAAGTGTGTTTCCATCTTTCATTATCTTCACCGACCCAAGTTATTTCTGAGCCGGATTCAATAAATGGGGCTAAGGCACAAAGAAAAATATCTTCATTGCCAGTTTTGTTTGAATAGTCAAGCGATACAATTCCCACATTTGGTTCCTCTGTGATATGAAAACCAATTGCGTTTAATATCTCTTGCAGAGTTTTGTATATTTTGTGATAGTCTGCTGGCATCCAGCTGAACCATTTATTTGGATGATAATCTAGCCCATCAGGTCTTTTATGACGAGCATCACCTTCACCACTATATGATCCACCTGATTTCATTATATCAAATTCCGGATTAGTATTTAGCCAGCATAAGTTGCTATATGCTTCAGCAAAATTTTCCTTTTTGATAAACACATCATTTGGTGATGAGCAGTAATCAATACTAACATAGTAACCCATGTTTTTTACTTCTTTCTTTTGTTGTTATAATGACCAGTGACCAGCGCCACCATTTTCGTATAAATACTTAGATACTCTTAAGTTACAATCGACATTAAAGAGACCATCAATAGATGTTCCGCAAATATTTTTTGTAACTGTTATCCAAGTAGAATTAACTTGCAGTAATCCTAGATCTTGTGAACCATCTTTGTTCAAAGTGGTGTTATGAGCTTTAGGATTACATCTACTTTCTCGCCAAGCTATATATGAAAATAGCTTTGGTGGCAACCCATACTCAACAAATTTAGACTCCCATTCAGGACATCTTTGCGTTTTGTCTTGTGGGATTCTACTCTTTGTTGATTGCGGCACTTCTGCCATAGGTAATGTTGATGTAGTAGTTGGTGCAATAGTTGATGTCGTTGCGGTTGTTTCTTCAACAATAACAACTTCAATTACTTGTTGCTTTTTGTGGTTGTCATCTACTACTGTTTTTGTAATTACAGCACCTGTAAAAGCACCGTATAATAAGCCTATAATTGCTATATAAGGCTGTGATTGAAACATAATATTTCCTCCATAGTTTAGGTTTTGCGTTGTAACGCATTAGCATTTCTAAGAAAAGAAACGTCAGTAAATCAACAACTTTACTTACGCCTTTTTGTGTTTCATCCTATACATAACCTCCGTTATTTAGTTTTACTATAAGTGCTGGCGATGGGACTTGAACCCATATGTCACCAGTTAACCTTTCTACACTTTATAAGAGTGAGGGTATACGCCAGCCTTGGCTATTAGCTATTCTCTTCCCACTCTTCATCTATGCTTAAAAGAGTCATAATCTCTTTGTGCATACTTGGTCTATTTGAGATGCTTTCAGACAATAATGGTCTTACCATTTGGTTATAATGGTTAATATACTCTGATCTAATATCATAGATATCAGCGTCATTTGCCTTTGCAATTTCAGAAAACACAATGTTCATATGCGTCATAAAAGCATATATTAATGCCGGCATGAAAAATGGATTATCTCCATAGTCGTTTTGAAGTGATTGAAATAAAGTTTCTAAGATTACTTTATTCTCCTCCGGCTCATTTCTATCTGCGTTAGCAAATGTGCTAAAGAGTTGCAACGCAATATCTGTATAGAGAAACTCGTCTGTGTGATTCATAATATTTTACCTATACTCACTAATAACATAATAAGTGTATACTTCTCGATTAGAGATTAACCATTCTAGCATAGTTATCTCATTTTGTCGAGTAAGATACTCAGCTACATATTTAAATGAATATATGTCTCCTCCTTGATCTTTAATTTGTGTTGTAATTTCTTTCATTTTTGTGGGTATGATTTGTCTTTTCATACGTGGGTGTGGTGGGTTTCGAACCCACACTTTATTGATTTTAAGTCAATTGCCTCTGCCGTTGGGCTACACACCCTAATACCTATTCCACTTCTTCTTCCATTTGCTTTGTTAATTCCACAATGTCAACCGGAGTTTCACCTTTTTGAATAAGATCATTATGGTAAGCGACATTTTTTGTTATCTCTCTGACCGTTACAGAATGTGGATTGTAAAAGTATTCTTTAACTATACCAGGCTGCTTTTCCCCGACAGAATACTCAAATATTCTTGCGTTCCAGTTGTCTGGTTTAAAACCGTGCAATCTTTCGCAAATCCTATTAGCAATTGCTACAGCTTCAATAACAGTAGATGTATCTTCTACTTTAATTGGGAAACGGTATTCAACAACATAGTAGTTATCAAATTTTGGCATTTACAATCCTTTACCACAATACAGTAATAACACTATAACTGGCAGGACAAATAACAAACCGGCACTAACACCAATCCCAATTAAAATAAGTAGTGTCGTAATACCTAATACAATCTGTTTTTCACTCATTTAATCTCCCTGATGGTAATGCTATCATCTTCTAGTGGATTAAAGAATGCGTTTGTAATAGATAGAGACACATTATCTTCGCTTGGTTTTAGGCTACCAACAAGGTTGCCTGTGATTTGTTCTGACTTTACCAAGAAGTTTTTATTCCCTACGCTAACAATTGAGCCATCAAGAATCTCTGATTTCTGAATCTTGAAGTTCAATCCTTGTACATAAGGCAAGTCTGATATATTAATTTTAATATCGCGACTTCCTTTCTCGGTAGACAAAACATTTGGCTTATAGTTTTCAACCATCAATGCACCAATTCTTGTATCTGCCAAGTTTCTAAAATCTGGGTGACTATCACTCATACCTGTTGTATAATGATCGTATTCGTGTATTAGAGTAGCAACCAAAGCTTCTACGCTACCAGTTTTAGCATGAGGTATTGATATCAGTATTTGCCTCTCGGTCATTGGTTTTTTAACGTTAATAGTCAGACCAAGTATTTCTGAGGATTCTGGTGTAAACAACGCTACTTTTTTCTTCATGCTAGAAAACTGTGATTCATAGCTATTCACAATCTTTAAAGCCTGAGAAAAATTTGGATACTTTTCATAATCGTAATAAAGCTCATAGTTCAGTTCTTGACCGGCAATCTCAGAAAGTGTTTTAACTTTTGCACTTTTTAAGATCGTGTAGAGATTATCTGATTTACAATTGATTGAAACATAGCCAAGCTCCCTAACTTTTCTTTCAACACCGGGCATTAAATATTCAAGAGCGTTGAGCAATACGGCTTTCTCGCCAAACTTATTGACAAATCTTTCTTGCCAGACTTTGCTAGCCTTATTGTACTCATAAATTGTATTAGGAAATGACCAGAATTCCAATGATGAACCGTCGATTGGATTTTCACCAATAACATTTTCTAATACTTGATCAATCGCTTCTTCATTTGTTATTGAAATGATTGCTTTACCAAGATCATATTGAAGGCTGTAATAGCTCGAGAGTTTTCGCTCTTCATTCAATCTTGCTGATTTAACATTGTAATGAAAGAAACTTGTAGCTTCATCTTCATGAACCAATACAGTCTTGCAATAGATAGCTGTGTTACCGTAATTATTTTTAAGCACTGCAATATCGTTTTCATACGTATGAAGAACGGTTGCTTTGTCGCAGTAATAATAGTCATGCTTTTTGACTATATCTCTGATTTCACGAGTTGCTTCAATAAATACAGAAAATTGCCCGTCAACAAATTCAACATTTTCTACTAGCTCTATACCCCAATCTGAGCTAGATTCAACGCTGTCTTTGGCATTGCTTACAACTTCTCGGTAAATTTGAAATTCATTTTCCCAAGAAAGTTTGCCGGCATCAACTGTAAATGAAGATGGAACTTTGTATGTTCCATAGTCGTAATAGACTACTTCAATCCCTTTATCGTTGACTGTATCATACTTAAGCTGATATTCACCGTCATCGTCTTTGCCAACGATTACAAAGTCGATATCTTTTCTAAGTGCCAAAATTGGTGCGTATTTAATACCGGATCCAAATTGACCAATAGTTGAATCATCATCACGTTTAGTAGACAGACCAAGATATTGCAAATGAAGCCTGTTTACCCCGTCTGATTTATTCCATACCTTGATATACATATATCTCCTTTACTTAGAGCGTAATTGCTTTGTTGTATTGATAAATTCATTCTGAAGATAAGCTTTTGTTGAAGAAGGAATATCGAGTCTATCAATAAATTCACGAATGTCCGAAACACTAAATTCTGGATTCATTCCATAAACTGCTTGCCCATCAGCCAGATATTGCTCACGATTAGCAAGATACTTTTGCTTTTCTTCTTCAATGACTTTCTTGGTAACATTTTCAGATACGACTGTGATTAGCTTAACTAAATCAATTACAGCTGTGTCCAAGCCAGTCAGCTTATTGAAATCAACACTGCCATTTTTAACTTTATCTAAATGAAGTGAAATATCACTGCCAATTGTGTGGCAAATAGCATTCCAAACCGATCTACCAAGTGAACAAAGATTGTCTGGGTTTTGTCCTACATACGAGTCAAGATTAGACTCAATCCAATCTTCAGTAACTCCCGATGGCTTTGCATCTTCAATTGCCTGCTCGACATCATACTGAATTTTGTCCCAAATATCATCTTCTTTAACAAAATCAGTCATCTTATCATCAATGGCGCTTTCAATACCGTCTGTCAAATTGCTATTGACAAGCGATTTAACATCGTTTTTCATTTTGTCATAGATCACAGTTACTACTGCATCATCTTTTGCCAAAGCCTCCATGACTGATTTCATTGGAATCGTGACTGTTAAATTGCTATTTGCTTCCATAATATTATCCTCCGGATGTTTGTTGTTGTCTGGTATTGCGTTTCCTGCTATTTCTGTTCTTTCAATGTATTGCACTGTTTTCTCCTGTGCTAATCGCACTACGCCGTTTCTTTTGTATTTGCTTACCAAGTTGAGTATATATCTCAAGACACATTACCTATATTCATGACCGTACATATCGATAAACCATTCGGCATATTCAAACATATCTGAATTCTCTGGAACTATCATTGACGCGCCATCAAACCAGTCTTGGTAGTGATATACAACTTTGTCAATTCCTTCTTGTTCGGGATAACCTGATACATATATCTCTATATAATCAGCAGGTCCACCCCAACTCAATTGGACTTTAATTACCTTTTGTACGCTTACACCAATTGGCAACTCATCAAGACTGGTTTCTGTATATTCACAGTTTTTATGTAGCTCTTCAATGAATCTATTTACTTCATCTTCACTAGGCTCTTCGCCACTAGCAGTAGTTACTTTTTCAATAAATTCCTCTACAGCCTCGCTAACCATTTGTTCGAATTCGCCATTAATCATCGCTGTCATATCTTTAATCATTTTATTGCGAGATTCAAACATTTCTTGGATTAGATCCTGGCATGTCTTTTGGTCTGTCATAGAAGGCTCCTTAACCTTTGCTTGTCCATACTTGTTGAGCAACCAAATTCATTGGGAAATCAGTAAGGCGATTAGTCTTCAATTTCACATTGTATCGGCTAACAATAAGATATGGCAATGAAGTGAAAGTAACGACTGTACCACTGCTAATCATAGCCTTTGCCTGAGCAATGACTATTGAAGGGTTGCCAATCTTTGTTAATGTCTCAATCAATCGTTGTTGATCTACTTTCTTACCGTATCGATTATAGATGCAAGCAATTGCTGAAATCATTTGACCACTGTACATTTCTTCATTATTTGGGTACGCGGCTTTAAGTGTTTCTAGTGTCTTAGCCAGCACATTTCCACCGGCATTTGTGTAAACTTTTCGCAAAGTGCCGACACATCTAATATTATCAGCGCCAGGTGAGAAATGGATTTTAGCACCAACTTTATCAACAATTGTATCAATTGCAATTGCAGATTTATCTCCAGAAACAACTCCTGCTTTAAAGATTTGTGCCGGCGTTGGTTTTGTGTGTTCTTTATTAGTCAACGCAAAAATACGCGCTTCATCTTCAATTGATAGACCAAAGTAAACGAGAGCGTTTACATTTGTGTTTTTCATTCCCATAGCAATCAATGCATGATACCTATGGCTACCATCAATAATTGCCAATGTATTATCTTCACGCATTGAGCAAGTGATTACACCAAGCAAATCTGGGTCAAAACTCTTTACAATACGGTTGATTTTTGCCTTCAACGGTTCACGCTGATAGGTGTAATCAACAAACATATCAGAAACTTTAATCAAAGAAGACATCTTTGAAATGTGTCCAATATCAAAGTTTGCACCGAGGGATTCGTGTTTAGTAGCAATTGCTACATTCAAATCCTTTCTGGCTTGCTTTGCTGTTAATTGATTAGAGGTAGTTTTATTTTTCACTACTTTCTCCTTGTTGTTGTTGTTTGATACTTGCTTATTTTTCATATTAACCTCCACGGTTTACTTTGTCTCTTTCGGCAACTTTTTTGCCATGATTGTATTCATCTATTACATTTACTTTTAAAGTTTCCAAAAAGTATTCTTGCATTTCAATACTAGGTGGATTATCAATATTATTCATACAATCTGCATATCCACGAGCAAACCAATATTTAGCTGTATAGGATATACCTTTAGACTTAACATTGTATGCCATTAGAGCTCATTTTTCTGAAGCTTGTACCTGATCATATGCATAGTTTTATTTACAACTTTACTAGCAACTGCTTTGTAGTCGTCTGTTCTAAACATTTTGCGTAATGATCCGCGTTCTCTTGATGTAAAACCACCCCATACTCCGAACCTAATATCTTCGTTTAAAGCATAAGCCAAGCATTGCTCAGCAACAGGGCATTCTTTACAAAAAGCCTTAGCCTTTTCTGTCTCCTTTTTCAAGTTTCTATTTTCTTCAGTTGACTCAAAATAGAATGTATCAATTGATACACCTTTACAAGCAGCTTTGTCACGCCATACTTCTTTAATTGGACTAAATACCTTACTGTTCATAATAAGGAATCACCGGCTTTTCTACTAGTGGATCAAGAAATGTAATTTGATAGCTTTCAAAATACTTCTTGATGTCTATACCCTCCATACTTGATAGAGAGTTAATTAGTTGTGCGACGTGCGATGACATTGATATAATTACATTAACTGCTTTATTCACATCAATCTCTTCATTTTCATTACAAGCTAAATTGATCAAATTAAGTCCAAGGACTGTTCGACCAGTTGGTGTTGTAAAATCTGTAGATTTAAGCAAACTAGCCACTTCTTGTAATGTGTTGACGAAATCTGTTTCGTCAGACATACCATCAGGGATTTTGTTTTCTACACTTGCATTCTCAATATCTTTTTTGTTATACATTTTTTCCTTTAGTACCAAATCTTTGAGCCATTAGCATTTTCTGAAACAAAACTTAACCACCAAGATGCATATATCCAGTCGGCAATTAATTGTTTTGGATCACAATCTGAATTTGATGCTGCGTAAGCATATGCTTTCTCAGCAAAATTTTCTGTATTTTCTGCCATCCACTTTGACATTTCAATACAATATTCAGGAGACATACCTTCTTCGCCAGTAACAAAGCCTTCTCCATAGAATGAATATGTTGTATCACCATATGGATCAAAATCTCCGTGCTCAAATAATCTAATCAAGGCATTGCCATATTTTCCACGATACCAACAGTGTGTTCCTAGCATTCCGTATGTTGGTTTTGATTTAGAAACCATTACGTTTGATTCATACTCTTGTTTCCATGGACAACTGCCGGCATTGATTGTTTTATCGCAATCAATTCTTCCATCTTTATCAAGTATCACCCCGCCTTTTTTCTGGCATGGATATACATTTGGAATGTTATCTAAACCCATAATTCACCATACTCCATCTATGTCGTTTTGAATATATTCTGTGTATTCTTCTAGCTCTACTTCACCATTTCTCACAAAGAGATTACCTCTAAAACCCATTCCTTCTTCTTCATATTCAAGAAAGAATGATAAATTGTTGTTTAATATAAATATTTCTTTAAGACAATCACTACCTGGAGCCCACGGAGTTTCATAATGTAAAACTAAATCAAACAATTTATTATTCCGTGATTTCATTGGTTTTTCATCAGACCATCTTGCATCAGAGCAACCCCATTTGATTCCCCAATTAGCATTTTGCCAATCATACCAATCGGTATAACCATATTTTTCTTTAAGATATTTTGCCTGCTTTTCATCTCTATTGGGAGATGTTGTATTTTCCAATTCTTCTGGAACTGGGACAAATGTTTTAAACAAACAAACAGTTTTGTCTTTTCCTTTGCTATCTTCTAACTTTTTCTTAAAAGACAGAAGATCTTTTTTGCTTCCACGAATAGTAAGTGTATTAACGCACCAATTAGGCATTAGCTAACTCTCTTTCTTTTTGTTTTCTGGCTTTTCTGGCTGCATTATTTTTTGCTAAATACTGTTTCCGTCTTTCTTCAGCAATAGTATCTTTCCACTTTTTTGTATAAACAGTTTTTTTATCTGAATATTTACTGTCAATATATTTATTGTGGGCTGTAAAGGCATACTGTTCATTATGTTCAAACAATGCTTTTACTGAATTTGATTCTACATTGCTATAGTGATATTGAATACCACTTTGATATTCAACCACTAACTTGCCAACATTTTTTGCTGCGTTGTAGTCATAATGTGCTTTATGAATAACAACGTCATCAAATGTTTTTGACATTCTTTTTCTATTTCTAGTCATTTTCTAATTCCTCATAATTATTTTCTAGACTTTCTAGTTCCATCCAGTCTTCTTCATCAGCAATAGGATATTCTTGTAGCTTATCCTGCCACACCATTGCTGCTTTAAAAGCTTCAGTGATGTTATCAATTACTACGCCGGGTTCTTTGTCTTTTAAAACACGACATAGTAATCGATCAACACTTCCTACAGCCCAATGGCTATATGTTTCTATACGAAAATCATTAGGGTATTTCTCCATCAAATTTTCAGAAATAACTCTAAAATTTGATCTGTCTATTGCTTCAGAATCTCTGTGTTTATCAAATCCACAAAAACCCCAAGTCACAAATGTATCTTTTGGACCCCAATAACCAAAGTCTTCTGGTTCTTTAATTGCATCACTAGCGCACTTTATAAGATTTTCTGTAAAGACAAACTTAGTCATTGTTTCTCCATCTTTCCATAAAGTCTGTAAATGCCACAGCCAAAGAACCACTTGCTTTCATATTATCGTACATATCTTCTGGCTCACCATCTACTGTTAATATTGATCCATATTGAATTGCACTATTGCCAACCAATGTCATCCTAACTCGCTTTCTTTCAGGATGATTAGATGGTGCAACATCAAGATCATCATTTGGGGCTGCCCAACCGGCAGTCAATACAGCAAGCAAATGATATTGACCTTCTTTTGCTTTATTCAATGTAGTCCTGCTGTCAAGCAAATTGTATATGTCACCATTTGTGCGAATAATTTCGTAATCAACACCCTCATCTGACATTTTAATGCCAATCAATGATGCTGCTTTATCTTCTCTCATTTCATTAACATCAGCATGAACATTTTTTGCAATTTGTTCAAACAATTCTTCTGGATATAACGTATTCATTTTTTCTCCTTGTTGTTGTTGTATAACATTTGATTAGCTTTATCACTTGCCCATCTAAAGGCATCATCTTCTGATGTTTCACCAAAAAATTGCTCACATCTTACTTCATTAATTTCTTCACACCATACTTCAGCATAAGAAAACATTCCACCATATGTACGATTTTCTTTTTGATCATACCCACTTGCTGACCAAACATAAATAGTTACAATTCTATTTGTAAATGATCCAATTGGACTATCTTCTTTTTGAAAATCGTAGGTTTTAACCCAATCGTGTAAAACAGTCACACCTGTTTCATCTGCTTTATTGATGTCAAACCATCTAAATTTCATTGGGTATGCGTTTACTTCTGTCATATTAGTACCCCACCATCAATCTACTGAATTGCCACTCCCATTGATTTGGCTCAAAATGATCATGAATATGTTGAAATTGCTGCAATAACTCCATATCAATTTTCCAATGTGGAACTGATTTTTCAACAGCACTAAGCACTCTAAGATCAGTTATTTTTTTATCTTCAAAAGATGCTTGATACCATTTATCGTCTATAAGCCAACCAATAGCGCACTTTAAATCGTAATCTTCACCACCACGATACTTGCAGTTTCCATTATAGCTCGATCGGCTTTGTTTTCCTTGTTTAATCAAGTTATCACGAACATATTCAATAACTTGATGATTTGTTCTTAATTTACTCAATTGTTTCATATTTACCATCCCATCTATTATATTGATAAATGTGATAATTAACTATTGCTTTTACTGATTTCGCTTCTGGCGAAACACTCTTATTATTTCTAATGAAGTTATTAACCCATTCAGAAAGTGTTCTTGTGCTATGATTTGTTGAAAGACCAATATGGCTTTTCACATCATCCATTGTCATAAACAAATCAAATGGTTGCCAATTGCCATTTTCATCTTTCTTCCATTCTTCCATAAATGATCGACCAGTAATTTCTTCAATGGCTTTAGAACGACCATAATATTCAGCAGCATTGCTTTCTTTGATTTCACCAATAGCAACAGCTCCACCCCAGAATATAAATGTTTTAGTTACTGGAACTAGGTCGTAGTATTTTTGACCGCCTTCTTCTCTTTCAATGTATGCGATACTTGTATCATCTTTATACATTGCAATTTCACCAATATTCCATGTTAATGGCATTATTTATCACCTTCCGTGTCATTTTCAACTGTATATGTACCATCATCATATTGCGCTCTTGCTTTATTAATTTCTTGTTGAACTGGCATACCTAGCTCTTCAAGAATGAAGATGATTTCATCTAAACATTCACCATCAGTTGCTAGTTCACCAGGTGTTGCTACTGCTTTCATTATTTTCAATAAAGCTTGTGATTCTGTTATAGTCATATTATTCCTCATCTTTTATTGTTAAACTTTTCATTGCTATTCCAGCCATCAAGCCGGCAATAATAACAATTACTAACACCATAAATGATTCAAACACTTTGCCTCCCATTATCTGTGAATCCAGTTCCTGCATATTTTTCTTTAAAATTTTCTGCTGCTATTTCACAAACCCATTCATATCTTGGGTGATCTTCCATTGGACCATCAAATAAATGCAAATGTCCACTATCTGTCAGTCTATCGAAAGTTCTTTCAATAAATCTTTCCATATACTCTTCAGGTAGTTCATCTAGATTGTGATAGGTTTTAAATGAAAATCCACACAATGTAATAATTTTATTTTGAATAATTTTGTGCGGATAGTTTACAAAATCATTTTTAGGATCCCATGAATTGTATTCTAATTTACATGCAGCAAGAAGTCTTTCTTTATCAGCAATAGAAAGATTTTTAGTTACTTCTACAATTGCTTCTTCTTCTTTCCTGCCTTGTCGCCATACTCCACTATCATCTGACATTTCGTATGTATGGTCAAAATTCATAATTTGTTCTTTTAGATCTTCCAATTTAGGATCCATTATTAATACCCCCTTGCTAGTTGGTTAAATGCTATTCTATCTGTTGCTTCAACGCCATTGTTTTTCTCATCTTCACGTTGTTGCATAATATGAGAATATTCTTTTGATTGCCACAATCGAGATATTGAAATCTCATCCCAGTATTCAGGAAAGTTTTTATCAATATCATAAACAAGATCATGGTCTGGAATATCTGTGTTAAAGATTATTTTAATTCCTATGTATTGCCCAAAATCATGATTGTTATATGTTCTTTTAAAATCAATACCAAGTGGGTGTGCTTGTGGGTATGTTCGCTTCAATTGATCAATCAATACATCAGCTTCTAAAATTGCTAAGTTCCGGTAATTTTCATCAAGAGTTTGTACACAAGGTTCACTACTAGGAACTGTGTCAAATTCTAAATAATCTGTGGGCATTGCTTTCTCCTTGTTTTTACTTGTGGTTATTGTTAATACAATAGAAATAGGCGGGAAACATTTGTACCCGTGTCTTCATCTATAAGCACAACCTGAACGAATAAAAGCTTATAGATATAGTTATAATAATGTAACTATACTTTAATATGATTTGTTACAATCATACATATTTCCCTTCACCTGAAGAAAGGAGTTAGGCTAGCCTATTTCTATTCTATTTACAATTCTTCCCAGATTCTACGATATTGAAAAACTTCATCATCATTGCCAACTAAATACAATGAGATTACGTGTTTTCCAAGTTTTCTATCGTCTGAACCAATATATGGATAAATCATTTGAATTGCAAATTTCCATTTACGAATAAATTTTGTATTGTCTCGATTATTTGCATTCCACTTATACTGTGTAATGTTGTAATCTGTATTCAGATATTCTTTAATAGTGCCAAGAAATACATATTCAAAAAATTTGTCTGGCACTGGTCTTGGTGTAAAGCCATCATTTTCTCTTTCATTTTGAAAGAGCCATGCTTTTTCTTGCATTATTAGATATTGACCGTCATATGTTGTTTTAAACACGTTGTAGTGATTTTTCATTACTGGTTCTCCCTGATGGTGGTAATAATTGTAATAACTTGTTTTTCAAGTGTTTCCACTCGATCTGCCAATGCTGAATTAACTTTTTGCAGTTCATTCAGTATTTGCATCACAACTTTTGTATTTGCAGATTCTTGTGCAAGAGCTTGTTGTACAAGATCAACCAATTCAATCATATTTGCTTCAGTCATTGTTTTCTCCTAGTTCTTCTTTCCAGAGTTCAAAGTCTTCATTCATTTCTGTATCCAATTCCCAATCATATGGCTGTATTAATTCATGCACTCCAATTACTTCTTTGGTGTCACTGTATTGCCAATTCTTGTAATAATTATTCACTTTTGCACCTTTCCATTTAATTTGAATCGAGCTTTGATTGTTTTTATTTGTTAATTTTTCAATCATCTTTTTATGTTTAAACATCCATTCATTAAAATCATTACTCATTAAATTTGCCTTCTTTTTTTGCTTCCCATAGTTTTGCAATGATCATTGCTCTATCTGAATCTGTCATACCACGAATTTTTTCAGCAATGGCATAACATTCATTCCCTTCTCTGTGTTTTCCAATCAGATAATAATGATTACCCAATTCTTCCCACTCTTTCCATTCTGCTTCATTTTTCATTGAAAAATCCTTTCCAACTATCTCGTTTTTTTTGTTCAATTATTGGATCAATAATTTGAGCTTCTTTACTAAGAACCTCAAGGTCAGCTTCACTACCATAAAGCCTGCCATTTATAACAAAGCAATCTCTATCGTTTAAAGCAATATCAAGATATTTGATTATCTTGTACTTGTTATTAAATTTAACTTTGATTTCTCTGTCACTATCATAACTAATCAAATACATTTTAATCATATAAAAAGCTTCAAAATTTTCATAATGCGATGGTGTCGTGTTTGATTCTTTCCAACACAAAATATCCACTTCTCTATGTTGAATTTTATTTTTATCAAAAACTTTTTTGCTTATCATTTTAAATCCCTTCACTTTCCAGCTCTACTTCTTCTTTTGTCCATGCCCATTTACAGCATTTTGAACCATCTTCATTTATTGTTGGATGTCCACCTTTAAATCTAAGTTTTGGATCAAGTATTTCAAACACTTTAACAGCGCAATTATGACAAAGATTAAATTCACTTGGTTCTTCGTAGCCATCTTTTTCAAAAGGTGAATCAAAGAACTCGCCATATCCACCGTAAATAGCAAATGAAATGCCGGAATCTATTTGAAGCAATCTCTCTTTGCTAAATGGAAAGTTTTCAAATACCGGTTTTAGCTCTTGATTACAAGTTGTACAATTTTTCTTCATTGGTTTGGTAAATCTCCTCTTGTATTTAGGGTTGCTAGTTCTGTTTTTTTGATCCAGAAATAATTTGATTTATGCAATAGTGCCGGAGTGTATTCTTTTCTAAACTCCCTTTCTGTTTTATCAACTCCTTGTTTATAACAAGAATCTGATAGACAATAATCAAAGCCGGCTTCTTTTCTTTCTTCTATGTACTCATTATTGCAATAAACACATTTAGCCATTGCTTTCTTCTTTCATTAGAAGTTTACAAATTTTTGTAATCTTATCAAGGTTTTTATGACCAGGATTATTTATATCAGCATTTCTAGATAACCAATGTGGGTCTTTTTGCTTATTCAAAGGAATATCCATATTTCTAGTTAAATTTTCAAGTTCGTTTAGAAGTTGATTTTTAGTTTTATTATCCACTACTCTAAACCTTTTGCCTTTCGTATTTCTTTCATTTGCTGTCTAAACTCAGCAAGTTCTTTTTGTTTTTGAATTGGATCGCGATTGCCTTTGTTGCCATAACGAATCCACATTAGCTTTTCTAATGTCGCTACTTTTTGTAGTTGCCTTTCAGCTTCCAGCTTTTCTAGGCTATCTAGTTTAGCTTTGATTTGCTTGATGTTTTCGTCATTTGATTGCTCAACACACTCATCAATAGTTACATCAATACCAGATTGAAGCAGTCCAATAATGAGTTTGAGTTGATCGATTTGATTTAGGCGAAGAAATAAATCTTCTTCACCTAGGTCAATAGTAATGCCTTTGTGAGTATTTGTAATAACTCGCATACGAAGTAATGACTTCATAAATTGAATTTCTTCTGGTGTATCGTATGTAATACACTTTACAGGGAAAGATTTGTGTACGACTTTCTTTTTCTTTCGTTTACGAATGCGACCAGACTTTATCAAGTCATTTACATTGACTTTATTAGATTTTGCGTATGGAACAACCGTTCGCTTTACAATACGATTTTCCACATCTTTGAGACTGATTTTAGCCATTGCTATTTACCTTTCTTTCCGTTTGTGTAATAATCAAACTGTGATGGGTGAATAAACATAGAACCATCAACTACTTTTGTTTTACGCCTACGCTTTGGTTTTACCCAAGACTGTGCGTAATCTGAACCTTGTGGATAAACAATCTCTTTACCTTCGGCTCGCATTTGGATAAGCAATAGCAAATCCAATAACTGATTACACTCAAACTCAAAGCCTTTGTTTGTAATAGCGTATGTGCGTGTATCACGGCGTTCACTAATGTCTTTGAAATGAGTAATAGTACCATACTCAGTTGTGCCGAACGCTAGTTCTAAGCCAATAAGTTTGCGATAAACTTTGAGAAACTCTAAGTCTATCTTGGCATTACGCAATGCGTATGCCAATGCGTCTGTGTAACACTGTTTGTAATCAGATAGATTTGTCACGAATAATGCCTTTCTTAGGTTGTTTATTTATTTATTTGTAAAGTTATTTATGGTCGCATTGGGTGCGACCTAGTCAGGGTATCGCATAGAAAAAAAAACAACAACCTCGCGGGAAAGAAATATTTGAAATTCTTTTTTTCGCACAGGAAATCGCACAGGGCTAAACAGCAGCCATAAAGGCTTTATTAAAGAATGATCGGACAACGATCTAAATAACTATTTTGCGGGGCTCGTTATGAACCAATTAATAAACAAAATTTAATATACGTTTACCGGACATCACTAAAGAATATAGCAAATGAACCACCCGTGTTCTTTTCTATTTTTCTATGAATTTTAGTATATGTTTCTTAGGGTATCAGGGCTTGTAAATAAAATCCACTTTTCAAACCGATTCCAAATTACTCGACTACCTTTGCGTGCTTCTCTATGAATGACATCATAGTTCCTTTATATTTCATACGACCTATATGTGTTAATTCAATACCTGGCTCAACCCAAATCTTGCCGCCAATGTTTTGCCAATACCTACAGAATCCATAATCTTCAGAAAGGAATCTATTAAGATGTGGATCAATATACGAATTAAAGAAAGCATAAGTCCAATTCTTTTCTTCGTCATTTAAAGCACCAGTGTCATCATTATATTTAAGCTCCGGGTGCTTCTCAATTAATTTATGAATAACTTCTTTCTTAATTAACATAAACCCTGTGCCGGCATCAAAGATTTCTATCGCACCATTGCTTACATTAAGAGTTCTATTGTCTGCAGTTTTAACAGGGTTGACAACAAATCTAACGCTGTTTTCTAAAAGCAGATCTTTTGACATTCCAGCCTTTACATTTTCTTCAACCCTACCCCACTCAATTTGTTTTATTGGGTAAGCTGCAGTAATAACATCTTTATCATGCCAAAGAAGCTTTATAATAGCTTCCGGCTCCCACGCAATGTCAGCATCAATAAACATTAAATGCGTAGCTTTATCAAACGCCATAAACTTGGCAACAACATTATTTCTAGCCCTGTTGATTAGGCTGTCAGTAATTGTGCAGAGACCGAATTTAATTCCATGATCTCTAAAATACATCATAGTTTTGATTAATGATAAAACTGTCGGTTCAGATATTAATTGATCATAACAAGGTATTGCGATTAGAACATTCCACTTAGAAGTGATTTCTTTGCTAATTTCGATTTTTTGTGTCTCAAATAATGGCATAAGCAAAGTATACTAAAAAAAAAGTGGGGCTTGCGCCCCACCCGAAAAAATATTGCTATTTGTTTCTAGATTTGTTAATTACGCCTTAACCGTGGTCTTGACGTTTTTAACATCCTTTGCCTTCACCGAGGTATTCTTGGTGATGGTTACTTGCACGTCATCTTTTCCAGGAACTCTGAAATAAAGAGTTTCATTGACTTTATCAAAGTGAATCTGAACATGCAGATTTAACTTTTTAGCCTGAGCACGAATTCTCTGTTGCATTGAATTGTATCTCTTGCCAGCCTGAATTCCTGCAATTGAATATGCATTTCCGGTTTCAGATGACAGCACCAATGTATCGATAATTTGCTGAAGATCAGCAGATGTACGACCACTGCGTGAAATAACTGGGAAATTACTTGCTTGATTAATTTGCATTTTATGCTCCTATTTACTAGTTGTTTTTATCGCCATGCGACGACAAGGTAGAGCGTAGCATATTTGCAAAAGACTATACAGCGTTCGCTAAACTTCTTTCAAAGAGTTTTTTTCCTGTGTCTGATTGATCATTCTAACCAATCCATTTACTTGTGCAGTAAGAACTGCATTTTGAGCTGTCAAGTCAGCGATCTTGTCTGTAAGAATAGCTATGACTTCTGCTGCTTCAACTTGTATGTTTTTATTTATATCGATTCTATCCATTTTCCCACCTCCTGACCCGGCACATTAGTTTCTTTATATCCCGGCGTGAATTGTCTCAAATTATGATTATACACGCTTACTGTACCAAAATCTTCGAGATCTTCATCAATCTCTGACTGTACAGAAAAATCTAAGACTTCTATCTCAACTTCTTGTTCGACTGCTATATTTTCTACACAACTATATACTGAGCCGGCTAGTGCGTCTGCCATATCTTTTGAACCACTAGAAGGGTGATCGATTTTATTATTACTAAATAATCTAAGCTTAAGGAGCTCTTCATTTACCAATATTTCATTCCAATACCCTCTTAATCTTGTATCATATATAGATGTCATCAATGTGTCATAGTCACTCTTCTTAACGCTATGAAAGTCTGCAGCGATTCCTTGCGCTCTCAAACTCTGAATCATTTCAATAGATTGCCATCTATCAAACGTAACTTTAGCTACATCAAATTTTCTACATAAATCCACGATCATCTGCCTAACAGACGCAAAATTAATTTCTTCGCCAGGAGCAGCTTCCCATGAATATACTAAATCAACATTTATAACTGGGAGCTTTTCTACACCCATCGATGTTTTAACTTCTTTAAATCCAGCACAATGAGTCATGCATAAAGCAGATCTATCTCTCTTAAATCCTAGGTCAACGTGTATAAATCTTCTATGACCATCAGAGCTATTAAACCATTTATGAAATCTTCCATCTTCATCTACTGGATCATCTGCGTACATAAATGCTTTTCTAACTAATTCTTCATCTCTAAAATATGCGTCTTCCATTGTAGGTGGTTCACACTCAAATCTTGATGCAGCTTCTATTGGATTTCTTATGTATTCAGATTCAAGATCAGATCTTTTTATTGTTGGATTAACTTCCCAAGTTGCCGCTTTTATAGACCACGTTTTTGGCTCATTTTTATCTCTAGCACCAAAATATCTCTGCTGAATAAAGTCACCTTTATATCTAGGGAATGACAATAGAATTACTTTTCCAACTTCTGGGAATCTTGACATTACGGATAACTTACTCATGTTATAGATTGCAGAAGCTGATCCTTTAGCTCTAGTGTCACCTTTTAATTCAGTATCTGTTTTAAAAGCTGATATTTCGTCTAAGACTATAGTTAATACTTCATAACCTTCCCAGCCTTCACTTTCTGAGTGACCTGAGAATAACCTTACCGGTCTGGAAAAGAAAAATATTTCTGAAACTCTGGGTTCAAATCCAACGCTATTAAAATACGGAGACCCAAGCAATAGATTTTTTAAGGGCTCGAAAAAAACTCTTTGAGCCTGCTGCGCGTTTACGGCAAGGTTTAATAGGTCGATGTATACACCATTTGCTTTGCCATAATAACCGAGAGGATCACGCAAACAATGTAGCAAATACGCCGTGTAAGCGATGGAAATTCTGCTACAGTGGTCTTTCCCAGAACCTTTACCTAACATGCAAATCACTTCATTATCTGTATATTTCTTATAGTATTCGAGACCTTCATGTTCACCCATAAGCTTTTGCAAAGTAGGCAGCTTAAAGATCTGCGTACTGTGCCGGACTATTTCAAGTTGTATAGGAGACAATGGCGGCAGCCCAAGATATTTCTTTTCTTGTACGAATGTTTCAATAGATACAGGTTGTTCCATCAATTCATCTTGCCTAAGCAATCTATCAAAGTCTGCAAATTCCAAATTAATTCCAAGATACTCAGACATAATTATTCTCCAACATATGACATAAAGGGGTCAAAACCCGTTCTCAAATTCTGGTTAAATGACATAAAGGCTTCAAAATCCGTTCTCAAATTCTGGGCATAAAGGGTCCAAACAGCGTTCTCAAATTCTGACATAAAGGCTCTAATTCTCGTTCTCAAATTCTGATGAATCTGTATCAATAGCGCCCTCTTTAGAAAGATCAACTCTTTCTCCGGACATAATTTCAAATGCGATTTCTAATTCTTTCCTAACTTCTTCCGCAATTGCCGGGTGCTTGCCAATAACATCCCTCAATATCTTAGACAGAATTTGATTAACATTCTCTGCTTTCTGCATTCTTGCAATGTATTCTCCATCAGCCTGATTGCCGCCCATCAGCTTATGTAACTGAGCTTTTTTCCCGGCTATTTCCCCGGCAAGCTTAATTGCCTGTATTCTTGCAGCGACCATTCCATTGTCAGTAGCAATAGTGATTGTCTCCCAAGCCTCCTTGCTTAGCTGATCAAACTCTTGCAAGGCTTTTATTGTATTAAACTGAACGCGCTCTAAAAAGTAGGGATCTTCCTCTACAGTTTTATTTAAAATATTTTTATATTCTTCAACATACTCTTTGACTTCATTTGGCTTTAATGACATGAGAGCGCCAATTTCCCTATTGCTGTATCCTTTAACATGCAGCAATCCAACTTGCTCTACATCTTTAATTTTATCAATTAAAGATTTGTTTTTAACGTGCTCGATATCTGACATAATCTCTCTTTATATCCCTCACTTACCTTATCCCAAGTAAGATTTTGGTGAACCCATTGTGCGCCATCAAATGTCTTTTTAGCAGCCTCATCATAGTTATTTACAACATATAACATTTTATCACATAAATCATCGAAATCCGGCTCAGCCCAGTCACCACATCCATCGTAAATGCCAAACATATTCTTTGTTCCCCATTTAAAATTAAGAGGAATAGACAGCTCTGCAAACTCTGTGCATGCAGTTGCATTAGTGCAAATAGTCGGGATCCCTTTAGCTATACCTTGAATAGGAAGCAAGCCCCATCCTTCACCGCTTGTAGGGTAAAGAACGCAATCAACTTGATCGTATATCCCAGCAAGATCTTCCTCACTAACCTGCCAGTCAATAACTTTTATCCTAGAGTGCGCATTTAATGGCATTCTTGCATCAGGAATATTATTGTTCAACCTAGCGTCTGGGGGACCATTTGATTTATAAATCATGTGGAATCTGTCATTGCCACTAAACAGCTTTAGAAAAGCGTCTACGGACATCTGGGAGTTCTTACGAGTCGAAGGAGAGCCTATGCACAAGAAGGTAAATTTATCTTTTACCAGATCTTTGGGCTTTGCTGGCGGGAAGTAATTCAAGGAATTAACACCAAGCTTGAAATCATACACAGGTATCTTGACACCAGAATTGATAAATACATCTTTAGCCCATTTGGATGTTGTCCATAGCTCATCTGCACTGTTGATTGAATCCAGCCAACCGGAGGGTATTTTGTTTGTCTCCCAATATGTGAAGCATACATTATATCCAGATTTTTTACTAAAAATTATTGGAAGTGCATTGTGCACATAAACATCAGCAGACCTTGTAGTTTTTTCATACATAAACCCTATCCCAGCATTATGCATCTTTCTTATCTCATCCAACTGCTCCCGACTTGGATCAGTTATATTATCTTCAATTAAATCAAAGTCTTTTGCTAAATGAAATTTAAGATATGAGGCAGAATCACTGTAGCCCTCAGACTTGCTCAATACTACTGCTGTTGTCCATTGTATCTTCATCAATTTTAAATCCAATCACTCCACCGGCAGCCTCGGCTTCTTGCTTTAATCTTGGTAGCGGCAACCCATGAATTTTTGTGTACTCAACTCTATAATTGTACCATCCTTGAACGGCTCGCCACATCTTATCGTCTGTAGTGTCAGCTAATTTTTGCAACTCCTCTGTGGAGATCAAAAAACTAAGAACACCTAATGGCATATACACAACAACATCGTAATTTGAATCTTTATCTTCGGCGTATTTCTTTAATAAGAATTGAAATTGCCTAATTGTATTCTCGACTGGCTCCCCGGCAAAGAAATCGATATTACCATAAGCATTTCTAATACGAGGGCAGTAGTCATCAACTCCGGCTATCGTGCCAAAACTTCTACATACCATCGGTCGAAAACCATAAATAGTACAACCGTTTTTATAAAACGCGCACCATCTTTTTGTTTCGCCGCCAAATTCCCAGCTATCGTCATACATAGCTTCTTTTAAGTTATTTACAACTTCATCAAACCATTCTTTTGCAAACTGCTCACCTTTATTTTCAAGATGCAAATAATATTGCCTGTTTATATTGTAAGCAATATTTGCACACTCAGCCATGTGTATAGTAATTCCTATCTTGCAACATGTGCCGGATCCAAGGCATTTAAATTGAGTTTCATTTTGCCTTGCCTCAAGAACACGAACTTGGTTATAGAGCATGTCCATTTCACCAAAAATTGCAATATCACCTATTGCTACTTTTCTTTGCATTATTTTCCAAAACCTTTCTTTCTCATTTGTACTTGCTTTCTTCTTTCACGCTTCCTTTGCTCAACTTGTTTTTGCATTGGAGATTGCGGTCTTCTCTTAGCTGTTGAAGCAAGATTTCTACCTTTACCTCTAAATCTAAGAAGATCATATTTGTCACACCAGTTATATAAACCTTGTGGTGTAATATCTATATTATATGTTTGTTTAAGAAGCTTAACAATGTCAGTAAGATTCATCCTCTTACGAACATAGTGCTCGTATAGCCAACTTTTATCTTTGTACGGTTCTAGTGCCATTTGCGCTCAACATTAAATAATACCATAAACCAATACCAACTGCGTCGATAATATCATCATCGTCAAGATCTTCTTCTGTCATTTCAAAATATCCGGTGATAATATCTCTCACCCTATCTTTTCTCTCTTTCTTTTTGCTTGCCTCTGTGAGGAGGTATTCCTTATCTTGTTTAGAAAGATTTTTATAACCGATCCCGCGTTTCCATATCATCGGATTGATATCAATAACTTTAGAGCAGTAGTTTTGAGCAATACCCCAAGAGTAGCCGATGATATAAGAAATAATTCTGCTAGTTTGAAAGTTTTGAATGTACACAGATTGCTCTATTACGCATTCATTTGGTTTATACTCATTACATATTTCAGCTAAGCCATCATTTATTGCTTGAAATTTAATATGCATTTCCGAGGACTTAGGGAATTTAATTTTTCCACACTTTATCAAACGAGGTTGCCTAACCCCCATCTCAATTACAGCCCAGCCTAAAGAATGTGACGATGGATCTATAGACAAAATTTTAGTAAAGTTGCTTTTGGCAATAGACTTTATATTCACATTTTTTCTCTTCGAAGCTTTTCTTCGTCCCAGCCCCAACTTACTAGCCTTTGTATGAACCTTTCGTCTTTGCACCTTTCGCATATATTTTCCTTATTGTAACGAGACAATACAGTTGTGCATCCGTTAGTTGCACAAGTTCTTTTCTTACCTTTATTACGTTTTTTTTCGTAATAGTTTTCTAATAATTTTTTATTAGTAACTATCCTTCTACATTCTGCAGAGCAATATATACTATTGTAGACTTTTGCTTCAAACTTTTTATTACACTCTTGGTTTTTGCAAACTCTAAAAACACCACTATCCACTATCTCCCCAGCATAAAGCAGCCAAATCACAAGAAGAGCAATTTTTAGATGTTCTCTTGTATGGTCTGTCTGGAATACTTTGTCTTACAAAGTTTCCATAGTACTCTCTATATTTTTTAAATAATTTGTCTATGAAGTCTTGATCTTTTTCAATATAAATTGGCAATATCTCTTGATTATTTTTGTTTTCGTAAATAACAAAACCACCATCAAGATCTAAACATTGCATATATATCTGAGCTTGACGATAGTGTTCGTCTTTTGGTTTTTTATAAATCTGTCTGTAATGGAAGCCTTCAGAGCTAATTGATTTTAACTCTATCAGCTTATCTCCATACCAATTAATGATACCATCTGCTGTGCCTTCAATTGGCGGATCTGAGTATGTTACTTTTATTTCTTCGTCTACAAGAATACCCATATCTCTAAAGTAACTGTACAATCTTTCATGAACAGCATGACCATTATCAAATATTCTATGAGTTTGCGGACTAAAATCTGGCGTTACATTTACACCTTCAAATAAATAATACCAATACCTAGAACATTGGTTTGTGTAGCTTGGATGAAAACCACCAACCTTTTTAAAAGTTGTTTCATTCTTCTTTAAAAGCTGGTCATCTATTGCCTTACATAGAGTATTTTCCAAGTCTGCCGGGGATTTTGATTCAATAACTACAACTTCCTTTGGCTTTCTTAGCTGTTTTAATGATTTCATTGGTTATAACCGCCCTTTCCGGCAATTTTTAATGCATTTATATTTTCTGTTAGAGCTTCGTACATTGTCTTCCATATATCATTTACAAACTTATCTTGATCACTCATAATTGCAGACTTTCTCTTGAATGCTTGTGATTTAACAATCATTAATGTTCTGTATGCTGCAAGTATATTAGCATACTTAACAGCTTGAGTTCCCAAGTAGTGATCTGGATTTTCAATAATGTCTTGAACAATCCTGATGCACTCAACAAACTCTTCAGCTTTATCGCCCATTTGATCAGCAATAATTTCTTTATTAATAATGATATCTGGCATTATTCGTACTCGCTTCCTTCAATGAGCTCTTTAAAAACCTCCCAGTCAATTATTGCAACTTTGGTTTCAGAATCCTTTCCCATAACAACTGAAATGCATGGATATTTATAATTATTATTCCAAGCATCTTTTGAGATCTTTTTCCAAAACTTATGAGTGAGAGTAAATGTTTTTTCGTTATGCTTGTAGTCAAGCATAAACTTATTCATAACAGCATCGCCTTTCTTAATTCCTCTACCGGAGTTTTTAACAGGCTTCGCCCCGTCTCTTTTAGCCTCTTCCCTTTCAGTCCTTTTCATCCAAGAATCGCTTTTCCAATCTCTGCTCGCTGTTTATCTGTAAGTTCAATTGCAGTCAAACCATTCCACTTTTGGTCTTGATAAGAATACCACGCCCCCTTGCGCTGGATGATCTCCATTTCAACAGCGATATCAATTAGTTCTCTATCTGCATCAATCTTACCTTCTTGCGGAAGAACATAATAATATCCAGTAGTTCCAATACTTGGTAACTGTTTTGTTTTTTCAATTGTCCAAGTTGCACGTTGGCTTGTAATGAGATTTGTATCATCTCTTTCCATTTCGCTCTTCGACATTGATAAAAACAGTTTAACAATGTTATGCATATTGTGATGCACAGTATTACCCATCTTTGCTTTGGTCACAGCAAACATACCGCTAAGATCAACTGTTTGGTGAGCAACGAAGAGCATTATGTTTCTCTCTTTATGCAAATAATTAACAAGCTTCTGAAGCAAAAAGCCCTGGGATCTTGATTGCAACCCCATTGCTTTCCCGCCTTCTGGCTTATCATAAAATTCTTCTTTGATAATATTAGAAAGACTGTCAAACAAGAAAATATGTTTTTCTGTAGGGTGAGTAAGATATTCATAAATATTTTTAAGTATCTCTTCTACAATAGTTGATTGAACAACAACAATATCATCAACATCTATACCACATTTGGTGGCATATGCATCATTATATGAAGACTCTGAATCAATGATAACTGGTCGATAGCCAAGTTTTTGGGCTTCTGCAAGAATTCTGAAGCACATTGTCGTCTTACCGACAGACGGTGTGCCCCAAAATAAATGCGTAGCGCCGGTATTAAGTCCACCACCGAGCGCTCTATTTAATCCAATACTTGGTGTCGGTATCACTTCGTGTACCGGCATCAAATCACCTTTTCGCTTATCTACTAATAACATATTTCTCCTTATTCGTGTATGTGTTCTGGTCTAATATAATTAGAATTTTTTCTAATCCAAACTTGCCAACCTTTTTCAAGAATGACACAGTGCTCTGAATACATGCTGACAAACATATCTATTGCCTGTTTTGGATTATACCTTTCTCCCTGCGGATGACTCCATGCATAATCATCTATTGCCATTATTCCACCGGGTTTTAACAATTCCCAAGAAAGCAAGGCATCAAGCATAAATGCTTGAGGCATATGATCGCCATCAATATAAATAAAATCAAATTGCTTATCTCTATTTTTCATAAGATAATCTTCACTATACATTTTTTGCTTAATCAATCTATCACTGTACGGTTGAAGCTGCTGATCAAATGCAGCCTCAACTTCTGCAAAACTAAATGTCTCATGTGCCACATTACCATTCCAGGGATCAACACATGTAAGTGTACAAGATGGGTCTGTTAATATATTTTGCATAACCCATGCAGCACTATTACCACAAAACGAACCTATTTCTAAAAATTGCAGATTTGGCTTTCCATTAAACTCAGCAAGCAATCTTTGGAAATCTTTTTCCGTCTGATTGCCTAGAAACCAATTTGGTAATTTCTCAGCAAGTTCCCTACTCAATTTAATACCTCTCTTTTTTGTTTATGTTGAAATGTTGATTTCATATTAGCAATCCTGCAATACAATTTAGATGTAGGCTTTACTGTATATGAATTATACTTATCTGGTTGTCTAAAAAAATAATAATCTAGCGGAAGATTGATTGGATTAACGACATCATCCAGAATCCTCTTAGCTGTATTTCTATTAATTATATAACACAGACACGACCAATCTTGGTATGTTTTGCATATATTTATTTTATTTGGCTCGATTGTTAAAAATTCTTGAGATACATTATGACTGCTATTATCCGGGGCGTAGTAAAAAAATGCATCCCAGTCATCTGGAAGCTGCGACATATAATAAAGTAGATTATCAAAAAATCCTGGCATATATTCGATATCATCCTCTATCAATATTAAACAATCAGAATCTGTTTCAAGAAATTTTTTATATGCAGCAATATTGCTTGCCCATATTCCTAATTCACCAAATCTCCAACCGATCTCATTATTAAATTCATACCCAGTATTTGAAAATCTAATATCTGATGTATTATAAAAATTATCAAGATGTTCTCTACACGATATTTCAATCGTAGGGCTATCTAACTCAGAAGAATACTGTCCAATATAATCATTTATTGATTTATAAAGGTGCTCTCTCTCTATGTCTTTATCCAAATGAAATACTTTATGCGAGAACTTCATGCGCTTCCTGCTTAATATTTTTTCTCTTAATATAATCCTCTATCGTAATCAGTTTATCAGCAGAATCGAGCTTGAATGAGTCAAGACGATTAAGTGTTTCTTTATCTTCAATTCTTGAAAGTCTTGCTGCATACCATTCTCCTTCCTTTAAGATGTTTTTAACTTTCTTATAGACAGCAGAGAAGATAACAACTTTGAAAAACTGCTTGCCATCCCAGCAGTATACGCTTGCCATCTCCTTACCGGTGGAAGTTGTAAAACTTCTAATGTTAAAAACATGCATCATTGTTTTCGGATCGTTAATGAATCCAATATCATGCTTATAAACCCAGGAATATTTGTGATCCATTCCTTCTTTCTTCATCATCATGATATTAAACAACTTTGAATCCTGAGCTTGATAAACATCACAGTAAGCATGTAATGTTCTGTCGCCAATTAGTGCGTACACATAATCTCGTTGCGCTAATTCTGTGTTTCTTTCACCAAACACAGTGCATGAGCCGGAGTGATCTTCAAATTCCACACGCAAATAATTTTGTGCTTTCTTTGTAGATCTCACCACAGCTTTAATCAGGGTAAGATTTGATATTGTTTCATGAAAATCTGCAGCATTTTCTACAAATTCGTCAATCTCTGTCTTAAATTCACTTGCTTTAATCGGGAATCCCAGCACAGGTAGATAATATCTTGGGTGATCAAACTGGGACACATGACCGATTGATTCAAATGCACCAACTTTGTCCAGATTTTCTCTCAGTGGAGCCTTAACAGCAGACTTAGAGCACTTGTTGTTAAATTCTTCAAATGAATTAAACGGTCTCTTGCCGAAAATTTCTTTAATTGCACTTACACCACAGCCGGTAACATTGGTAAGACCAAATCTAATACCTTCATCTTCACCAGGAAGTGACATTGAGAAGAATTCTTGCGACTTATTGATGTCCGGTGGATAGATTTTAAGCCCTAGGCGCTGAGCCTCCATCAAATATGCCGTAATTTTATCGGTTGCCGACTCGTTGTACAGTAACGCCCACATAAATTCAAGCGGATAGTTGACTTTCAACCACATTGTCTGATATGACATGAGTGAATAGGCAACAGCGTGAGATTTATTAAACATATATAACGCTGACATTTCAAACTCAGACCAAATCTTTTCAGATTGCGCCTTGGTAAGATATGTATTGCTTACAAACTTATCTTTGAACTTATCAAACTCAGCTGCATCTCTCTTTTTACCGATAATCTTACGCAGCGAGTCGGCTTCTGACCATGTAAATCCAGCCAAAAGCACCGCCATTTGCATCAATTGCTCTTGGAAAATAACCGTGCCATATGTTTCTTCCAAAATTGACTGTACTACCTCATGTGGATACTTGGGCTTTGACTCACCCTTCTTACAATCGATATACCTCTGCCCTTGTGACAGCAATGCACCTGGTCTAACCAGAGCGTTTGACACCACAAGATCGTTAAAGTTATCGATACCCATTCTTTCTATCAAATTACGATAGGCGGCGGCATCTGTTTGGAAAATACCTACCGTATTGATGTTATTAAAGTTCTCATACACCTTTGGGTCGTCTAGGGCAAGGGATTGTGCCTCCACATCCACGCTATAACGCTCTCTAATCATCGCTAGCGCGTCTTTAATGACCGATACGGTCTTGAGACCCAAAACATCTATTTTAATAAGCCCAACGGCTTCTGCGTCTTCCATTGCAAAGGCTGTAACGGCACTTCGTTCCCCACCTTGAGAGTCCTTTCTTGACTCCACAGGACAGACCTCGGTAAGCGGTACGGCAGACACCACCATGCCTGCGGCATGGACACCTGCGGTGCGAACACGCTCTTGCAGTTTCTCTGCCAATATCGGCACATCGGGATATTTGCGAACGAATATCTTTCCTTTATCCGTGCTCTTTAATTCATCGATTGTTTCAAAGTACGGTGTAATCGCATTGATCTCAGCATAGGGAACCTGCAAAATGCGGGCAACATCTTTGACCGCACTCTTTGGCTTGAATGTACCATAGATCGAAATTGCGGCAACCTTATCTTCACCCCAGCGTGTGGCGAGATAATTTTTGACTTCATCCCGGCGCTTATCTTCAAAGTCCAAGTCAATATCGGGATAGTCGTTTCTTTCGGGGTTTATAAATCGGGAAAACAGCAGGTTGTATTTAATCGGGTCTACTTTGGAAATGTCGAGCAGATACGCCAGCACACTACCGCCCACCGAGCCTCGCCCTGTGCCTCTGCCAATGCCGTTGTTATCCGCCCACTTAACAAGATCCCATACGATCAAGAAATAATCGGCAAAGCCGAGCTGTTTAATAATTCCTAATTCTTCGTTGAGCCGTTGCACATATTCTTCACCCAACCCCAGCTCTTTTAGGCGAAAGCTTGTAACTTCCGCCAGATAATCATCCGAGTTGATTGTGCGCATAAACTTCGGAAGCAGGTTCTTTCGCTTCTCCAACTTTGCCGTGCATTTGTCGGCTATCTCTATCGTATTCTCCAGAATGTCGGTACGGTCATAACCTGCATCTTTAAACCACGATGCCACTTCGCCTGCATTTGCCAAGTATGGATTGATCTCATCAAACCTAAGAGACCGGTTAGGATACATATTATTGATTTTCGCCACCATATCAAGACCCGCCATATGAATGCTATCGGCATGCTCTTTGGCATGCCGTTGTTCGGCTGCACCAAGGCTGGGGTATTGTGAAATCATAAGTAGGATTTCTTCACATCCTTTGTCATGTCTTGTAGGGAAGTGACAATCTGCTGTTGCTACGACAGGTCTATTGTATGTAGCCGCCAAACTTATAAGACCATCATTTAATCCCTTTGGGTTCCAAGCCTGCACTTCATAGTAGAAGTCATCTTTAAATATCTTTAGGAAGCGTTCTGATAGCTCTTGAGCCCTATTTGTATCTCCCGCCATAATTGATTTTGATATGGCACTTGCCATACAGCCGGACAGCGCAATAATATCGTTATCCACCATCTCTTCAAGAAGATCAAAATCTATTCTTGGCTTATAGTAGAAATTCTTCATCCATGCAGTTTGGTTTATCTTAAAGAGCTTTTGTAACCCCTCATTTGTTTTGGCAAGAAGAATTAAATGAAATCTCTCGCTTGTGTCTTCTGAGTCTTGCGGGACCGATGGCACAAAGTATGCTTCAATACCAAATAGCGGTTTTACATTATGCTTATTGCAAGCATCCTGGAATTTTAAAACACCGCCCATTGTGCCGTGGTCTGTGATAGCTGCGGCAATTTGACCATTTGTGCTTGTAATCTTGGCTATCTCGTCTGGCGTTGACATGCCATCGAGCAGGGAGTATTCAGAATGGCAGTGAAGGTGGACAAAATTTGTCACTTCTTCTCCTTAAAATTCGCTAGGCAATGGTTCCAGTATGATATCAAAAAGAGTGTCTATAGATTCGTATTTATCCCAATATTTCTCGTTATACCATTGTTTTCTCAAGTAGCATTTGATTCCAGATTTTTGCAGCTCTTCAATTTCTGCCGGATTATCTTCAACAACAAATATTGGATCAATGTTTTTGATAACATTAATTTTCTTACCAAACTCCGAAAAGTAAGGCATCCTTGAATTTATGTTCCACTTTTCTAACCATGGTAAAGTTTGCTCAACTGATGCCGGTTGCTGTCTGGCTGTAACAATATCAATGTTATATCCAATACTGAACCAATAATTTATCTGATACCAAGCATCCTCATATGGCTTCATGTTAGCCCAAAATAATGGAGTGTTAAATATCTTCAATACATCTGGATCATCTACTTTTGATATGAGCCATTTTCCGTAATCAACTCCATCAACCGAAGTGCTGGCATTGTTAAGCCATTCACTCATTGATGAATTAATATCAGCAATCACGCCATCTAAATCAAATACAATAGTTGGGCTTTGCACTTTTGTTGTTTTCATTTTATTCTCTCTTTCGTGGAGGCAAAGGGAATTGAACCCTTAACCTTCTGCTTGCAAAGCAGATGCTCTCGCCAATTGAGCTATGCCCCCTGTTCAAATCACCAGCTATCTTTTAATTCGCCAGTGGTCAAGAACACTTGTTGCTTTTCGTATGGCAACTTCATATACACATTATCTAACTGATGCATTGGAAGATCCTTGATAAGGCTTGTTTCCGGCGATGCATCGAGAGGGATAAGTGAATAGTTTGTATCTGCTGCAGTCGAACCAGTACGAGAATACTTATAATATCTATCAGTAATTGTACCGAACTCTTTAGCGTATTCAATAAGCGTCAATCCAACATGTCGCTGATTAAATGTTGTGTCAAGCACTCTTGGTTCCCAAACACCTGGCTCTGTTTCAACTGCAATGTTGATTAACAAGTGCGGCTTTGGTCTCCATGCTTTATCGACTACTGCCTGCTCGCTCGCCCAGCATCTATAATTAAATTCTTCCATAGATGCAGTTGATGCAACTCTCCACTTCCAGTTAACTGGTGAGGTTACGACTGGAACTGTAATTCCAGTGCCGGTAGCTTCAGAGTAGTTTTTAGAGTCTTCTGTTAATTCCTGTCTGAATCTAATTCTGAATGACTGCCCTGCTTGAACAGTAAAAAAGCGTTTCGGACCACTCTTTCCACCTGTTGGTGTTACTGCCTTTTCAAGGTCTTTTAATGTTTTAACTGATGTAAATGCCATGTATATTTCTCCTATATGATTTGATTTTTGTTGTTAATTGCTTGCTGTATTTCATTACTAGTCATTTCACCTGGGTCTTTCAACCCCGATGGAATGCTTGCGAACGAGAGATCTTTCCCTCGACACATCTCTATAATAGCACGCCGCATGGCGTGTCCAGCGTCATCATTGTCAGAAAATATGATAATGCTGTCAAAAAATTTTCTTATCATCCCTACCTGTTTTTCAGACACGGCAGCACCAAGCGTTGCTATCGTATTAGGGAATCCTGCTTGATGAACGAACATGCAATCTATACTGCCTTCAACAATTATACAGGATGGGTGTTGCTTAGCATTTTGAATATTAAATAAATTGTCAGCTCTTTTAAAGCCCTTATTGTACAGATATCTAGGCTCCTGGTATGACTCGACTGCTCTGCCAATAAACCCGGTTAGTTTATAGTTATGCGATCTTACCGGTATAACAACTCTATTTTTCTCTGTTGAAAAACCAACTTCAAAATGCATTAATGTGTCTAGCGTCAACCCTCTTTCAATCAAAGTTGTTAATTTAGATGTTTGACTCTCATCATCGTAATCTATCACCACACTATCAATTACAAGCTCATCACTATTTTCTTTTACATACTTATAACTATTCAATTGCTTTTCAAGTGAAACTTTATCTAGTGCAAAATCTTTACCATATGGCTTGCCTGTCAAATGGAAATATAATTGTCTAAAATTACCTTTCTTTCCACATGACGGATTAAAGCACTGCCATAAACCTGTCTTAACATTAATGTACATAGCAGCGCTGTGCACATTTTTATGAAATGGGCAATATACATTTAATTCTTGACCAGTTGCTGATTGTACTGGAACAGAATACTTTGTAAATAAATCGTATATTTCTTCTTCTAATTGCTTAGACGTAAATTTTGAACTTATAGACATCGCGCCCTGCATCGTAATCAGTGATCAAACTTGTCTTTCCAAAACTTCCCTTTTTCTTTCTTGCCTCATCTTCCATCCAAGGTCTTAGTCTAGCCAGCGTTTCAATATCTATGACCTCGCCGGATACAATGACTTTGTTTATTTTCTTTCCCATTAGATATCCCACTCCTCTGTCCATTTTCCTGTTTCTAGGTTCCATCTAAGATAGAAGCCGAAGTGTGACGCTCGCCTTACTTTCCTAGACACCACTTGGAATAAGTCTGACGACATTTCTCTGTGTATCGCCAATACTAAGTCAGCATCATATGCCAACTGTTTACTCCAAGCGACTTCTTCCAACTCCGGTGGTCTCTCTGAATGACCATCAGCCATTGTTACAGCAGCAACATCTATGATTGGAACGCCATTCTTAACAGCTATTCTCTTAAAAGCTTTCGATAGATTCTTTGCTTTTTCTGTTTCAGTTTTAGAACCAGATGCATCATCAAATAAACCATGATAATCAAGAATAACAATATCAGGATGATATTGATCTATCTTGGCTTGAACCATATTTTGATCTGCTGTTTCAAGACCTTCTGATGTTACTAAATGAATTGCATGTTTTCCTGCAAAGGTAGCTTCAGCCCACTTTTCATATGTTTCAAGGATGTCTGGGTTTGCCTTTATTAAGTCGGTATTAGTAAAGTGCCCTTCGCCATTATTTAAAAGAGTGTCTAGTCTTTGTCCTTCTTGTTGCTTATTCATTTCTAATGAAATGATAAGCGGTCTATAACCAGATTTCCAAGCATTCACAGCAAATAATCTTGCAATAAATGATTTACCAACGCCGGTCCAGCCTAGTAGAACAACAAAGTCTCCAGGTTGCCAACCGCCAAACACCTTGTCAATTACATTAATGCCAGAAGGTATGCCTTGAATTTCCTTTTTATTCTTAGATCTCTCTTTTAAGTCCTCGGCTCTATCCTTCCATTCACCAACAAGATCAGTGTCTTTTAGGTTGCTGGAAAACTTATAAAGCTTTGAAGCTTCTTCCATCAAATAAGAAATCGCTTGCCTTGCGCCCATTTCGCCAATTAATGTGTGCGCTTTTGAAACAATACTTCTTGTCTGATATGCCAAAGATTCTTTTTTAGCTTCATCAACATAATAAGCAATTGGCTCTGGTGTTGATATAAATTCAAAATCCGGGTGATGTTGCTTTACTGTTTCTTTAGACGGAACTCGCTTATGGTTTTCATAATGGTTTACTATAAAATTCCATATATCACGATGTTCTAAAAACACATTTTCAACACCTCCATTCACAGCAGAGATGTAATCTTTAGAGTCAATGATTGCATTAAGCAATCTAACTTCGTAATTCATTTACGATTCCAATCTTTTTTTAGTTTCCTGTACAATGTCCTTAAACTTATCTTGCGACTTCTTTTCAAACTCAACCTTTTCAACGAATGTTCTAGATTCTACAGCAAAATCAAACACCAAGAATGGACCTGGGCGAGATTTTATGAAGTATTCTATCGCATTCTCAAGATTGTCTTTCTTATAAAAAGAAGATAGCGCGTCTGCAACCTGCTCCTGCCTTGGAGAATCAGGTATAAAAAGCTTACGATGCTTTCTGCAACAATCTTTGAAGTACTCTATCAGTTCGTTTCCAGTTAGAATCATCTGGCTTATTCACCTTCTTCCAAGTTTCTTGCATTACATCAAATTCAGATAAGCCACCATTAACACCATAAAAAGAATCTGTTTCCCACATATTGAGAATGCATTCTTTTCTAACAGTGCATGATTTGCAAACAGTTTTAGCATACTGGACTTCTTCATATTTATAAGAAAACCAATACTTGCTATTCTTGTCTATTAGACAGAGAGCTTTCTTTCTCCAACTATCGATCATTTCCCAGCATCTAACTCTTGGAGCTTTGCCTCTATTTGTGAATCGACAGCATCCCACAACTTCTTCCAGCCATCTTCATCCTCAATACCATTGCAAACAACTCTTGCACCAGCATCTAGTCTGAGGGATTCATAATTGCCTAGGTTCTTGGTAATACCAACAGAAGCCCAGATCTCCACTTGCCCTTCATTGAGTTTATTTACTTGTGCCATTATTAGCTCCTTCTTAATTTGATTTTTTGTGACATTCTTATAACTTTAGCTTGTACTGGTTTATTACTAGAAGGTCTGCCCGGTGTTCTTCCATTAAAGAAGGCAACCATGTCGTAGACATCCTGCTTTTCATAATATCGCCAGTTCTTGTACCCATCACAGGTTTCGCTAAACTTTTTTCCACTTGGTATTAAATCTCGCTTCTCATACTTTCGAATAGTATCAGGTCTTTTTTCAACTATTTTAGCGACCTCGCCTATAGTATATATTCTGTGCAGTATTAGTTCTGCATTGTTATATGGAAATATAACATCTTTCTTTGTTGTCAGATCCACCGCATAAATTTGATTCATATTCTTAACAATTTTTTTTATTTTAACAATTGTTTCAGAATACTTGTAAAATTTATTTTTAACAATCTTGTCCTGCAGCAACATATCTTTCCTTAACCGGTTTAAAATTAAACTCTAGGAGAATTGCATTTAATTCTCTTAATTCAAGATCAACTCCACGAGCACAACCAACACATGTTAGATCAATGTAGCTTTTCTTAGATGCAAAATATTGCACCCCAAGAAGCATCTTGTTATGACACCTAACACATCGCAATTCTTCATTGCAATAATAACTTTTTAATTGTGGTATATCAATTCTTTTGCTTTTCATTTATCTAACCAGCAGTTATATTCTGCTGTTACTATGCCTTTCTCGGGATGTACGAATACTAATGATTGCGATGGTCTTCCAGCAGCAGCTAATGTCTCAGCAGCATATGTATTAACAGATTCCGGACTGCCTGCAATTCTTAACTGAACTGTATTGAAAGTCATCTTTGTTGGAGTATGGAAGTGACCAATGTAAATATCATCAAAGTCTTCTTCAATAGCCCCAATCTTCCATCCATAAGCTTTCTTTTGGAAAGCATAAAATGATGAAAGACTTCCAAACTGGTCTCCATGACAAAGCAATGCTTTGTACTTGCCAATTTTATCCACTGCATACCAGTGTCTTTCTCCACGACCATCAGGTATAATAAACTTAACTCTTGGCTCTTTATCAAACATCAATTGAGTAATGCGATAAAGCATTCTATCGCCATTTGTTTCCGGGTCGTGATCTCTTCTTGCTCTACCGCCAATTGAACCATGATTGCCTATCACACCAACAAATGTAACTTTTTCAAAGTTTTCAAGCATGATATTAATAAAGTTCTTCATTATTCTTGGACCATCAACAGTAATTTGTCTGTACAGACCACCATCGACCAAGAAGGATTGACCGGGGAATATTAACTCCCCCTCAATAATATCTCCAAGAGCCCATATTCTAACTTCTTTTACAGGGTGATCTTTTCTCTGTATCTCAGTAAGATTAATAATCTTCTCTGCATATCTATAAATTCTTTCTTCACATACAGTAGAATTATAATCTGGTGTTACTTTTGATAGCTGCCAGTCAGACAATATTGCAACAGCAACTTCTTCATTGCCGCGTCTTTTATCAACTTTTGGCTTAGGAATTGGCTTAGCTTTTGTAGAAGCAATATCATCTCTAACAGCTTGATACACTGCGGAAACTAAATCGTCATTCTTGTTCTTTATCTTATTATATTCTTGCAATAATCTAGTATATGCAACTTTAATTTCTGCTTCTGATTCGGGCTTTTTACCCGATACTGGATCAGCTGGCACTTCAAATAGCCCCTTATCTCTACGGAATTTACAAAGACCGCTGATGTCGATTGACCTACGGCATTCTTTATCAGCGTATTTCTGATTTGCTGTTTTGGGTTCAAACTGTTGGTCGCAACCTTTTGCATCGCAAATTTTCATAAGGTCAATTATACACCATTTTCCCGAGACTCAGCGTTGCCCGAAAGATTCTTTGGATTTATTTTAGACCTCTCCCTTATCTCATCATTCTTACGACGCATGGTTTCCCTCATTTTTGCACGATGCTTTTCAGATGGCTTTCTGCCTTCCCTGTGTATTGCACTGTGCTCCGGGACTGTGCATAGAAATAAATTATCAACACGATTATCAGTTTTTATTTCGTTTATATGATGAACCGTTTCCCACGGCTCAAGATATCTGTTTAAATATGCTTCAAAAACAAGGCGATGTTCGTAAACATATCCCTTAATATTGTATTTGTGATCTGGGTTTAAAATCCTTACATACCCCTTATCATCTATATATTTGCCACCGCCGTAATTTGGATTATTTTCACCATGAACACTTTTTTCTGTCCATGTAATATCTTTTCTTTTAGAAGCTAAGCTGTCTCTCATTAAACACTAGCGCCAACATCTTCAACGATTAATTGGAGCCGCTCAGTTGCACTGGGGTTTACACTTATTTGTGGAGCATTTGTTAATCCAGAAGTGCCGCCAACTCTTGCTACCGCTACAGAGAAGGAATTGGAAACAAGACCACCACCGCTTTCTAAATAAACTGAGTATGTTCCTGCACCGACAACAACAATATCGCTTGCCTTGACGGATTCTACAACTGTATTTGCGTTTGCCGCCGTATTATAAAATGAATATGGCGGAGTAGTAAAATTCCAAACCATTACAGGAGACGAACTGCCATAATTATTTGACACAGCGTTATAAATTTTAAGCTTAAGGGTTGAATCTTCTGCACCTTTACCTTGAACACTAAAGCCTGGAAAGACACAAGTTACTTTATAGAAACGATTCTGATCAACTGTAACTCTTTGGTCTGAGCCGCCACCAGGGTTTGTTAATGCCAAAACTTGAGTATCAGAGCTGCCGACATTTGCAACAACATTGCCGGAAGTGGTTTCTATAAATTCCAAAACCCCTTGTGGTTTTGCATCATTTGCATCTCTTATCTGTTCCATGTTCATAGACATTTGAGACAGACGATCTGAGGAGATCGGGGTTCCATCAGTCCATGAAACAAAGACATAATTTTCGTAAGCCATTTAACTATTATACCCCAATTGTTCCTCAAGCGCTGTTAATCTTTGATTTAAACTTGAAATACATGCTATTAAATGCGGAACAAATTCAGAATATTTAATTTGTTCATACACAGGGACTGTATACACTCCGTCCTCTTTGAATTTATACTCCCAACCACCACCGTATTCATTCATTTCATCATTACTCATACCATCAGGATGCTCAGCATATTTATACACACACACTTCTTCTTTTGGTTCAAATTGAACATATTCAGGATATAAAGATTTCACTTCATCAGCAATCAATCCAACCCTTCGCTGCCCCCTTAAATGAGGAAGCGGTGTTTTGTCATTAAACAGATATTCATACACATTCAGTTTATATATTTTATCTATAGACTCATTAGATATTTTTTTTATATCATTTTTTAATCTTCGATCTGATATATTAACATAATCAAGTGATAATATTAGACCTGGATTTTCATCAATAACTCCATAAAAAATTCCACCATTATTTGTATAATCAAAAGATATACCCCACCCTTGACCAGGACCTGGGATTGAAGGGTATCTTATGCCGGCGTTAAGAACATTTAGATAGTGACCACCACTGATTCCGTAGCCGTTTATATAAACAGTACTCCCAAAAAGCCCTTCCTGCGCATAAACTGAATTTGCGTCTACGAGATTGTTTAAAATTATTGTTGAATTAGAACCATCAGATACAACTATGCCAGAATACGAACACTCCAAAATATCATTGCCTCTTTCAGTAATCAAACCTCCAGAATACAAGACAGATTCTGAGGAAACATTGCCAATTGGACTTGACACTTGATAACCTGGTACGCCAGAATAACTGGTTGGTCCAATTGACATTCCGCCTGCATAGTTAGCACCGTTGACTAAGTTATCTCCAGAAATCTCCCAGCCAGCAATTACTCCACCCGTAGCTGTTAAGTTTCCAGTTGTCACATCACCTGTTACAGATAAATCTGAACCATTAAACGACATAAATTCAGAATTACTGCCGACTCTAAAAACCCCATTAGAATACCAGTAATTATTATTATTAATAACTACAGCGCCGGCTGTAAGAGTACCTCTAATCGAAGCAGCACCAAACTCAGCAGTCCCGTTGCTATACAAAACCCAGCCAGAAGTATTGGGCACATAATTATTGCTACTTATAACATTGTTAACTAAAACTATATTTGCCGCTAACTCATTTGCTGTGATTGCCCCGGCAGCAATATGAACAGATTGAACAGAGTTTGGAAGCAGCCTAATTCCTGATGGACCAAGAACATCATTTATAACAATATTTGAAACAACTGTTTTTAGATTATCAAAGTTCCTTTGCTGCCTTATCTGCCTTGCATTAGATCCGGTTTTGCCAACAATAAAATCATAAATAGAATATTGTTCTGTATCTATTAAAGAAGATGAAACACCATCATGGTCATGCCCGCCCTCAAAGAAAACTATAGAATTTTCCGATATAGCACTGCTAGATCTAAAAGCCATCAGATTACCTTCCTTACAACAATAGACTGTGACAAGCTTTTATCATAAGAAAACTCAGAACTTATCACCCAGTAATCACCATTTATTATATCAAAAGAATCCATTGTAGATATCCTTATTCTATCACCCAGCTGTAATTTAGGCACTGTCAATATATTTAAATTTAAAATTGGCACGGGGTCACTCATTTTGCTAATAATAAAATTCGCCAATTTTTTGGCATGATCAAGATTTGTAATAAATGGATTTTCAATTATTATTTCTTTTAATCCATATCTTCTAATGTTATCATCTAAAGTTACTTTTTGTTCTTTAACATCGCCGGTATTTTCAGTAACCACCACCGGTATACCTGCAATAGAAGTAAAATGCTTTTCTTCTGTAAGTGGATTTTCGCCTTCTAGATAAATTATATCTCCGGCAGTATTATTATTAGAGGCTGCGACAATTAGGACAGCACCGTATGGCGTTGGATTGTATCTAATCAACTCCAATCTTGGTGGTTTAACTGTTGTTATATTTGTAATTAAAGGCTGCTCAATCATATAAGCCGGTGCTTTATCAAACGTCAATTTATCGTAAACTTTAACTTCTCTAACAATAGTGTTTGAATTGTGCAAAGCTGCTACCGTATCAAACTGCCCTCTTTCTAGTGAAATAAAAGAGTTGCTTGTTGTATTGCTATATTTAATTATTTCACTGTCTATTATTAAATAACCAGTTTTTGGGAAAAATGGATCATTAGTTGATGTAACAGTCATACTTGTATCTGAATTACTCATTGCTCCAGTTAAAGAAACAACAGCAACTGTTGTTGGATCTTCTGCTCTCCACAACCCTTGTTTACTAATAATATTATTAGTGACACCCTGCGTTTTCACTGTTACTTTATTTGTTTGCAATTGAACACTATAGCTTGCGTCTATTATATTTGAAGAATCAGATAATGTATATTGTACACTTGAATGTTGAGTAATTGATGACTCAAATAATCTATTAAAATGTTCATATCTAGCTTTATTGTATTCATCAAAATATAATCTTCCAAAATCAGCCAAACTAATTTCATCAATAATTTGACCTATTGTTTGATCGTTTCCATAAATAAATGGCATAACTTGTATTGGCTGCATTTGTGTTTGCACATAAGAATTCACCACCATCTCATGATCAAATGCAATATTAGCAATAGCGAATTCATCTATATAAAAAGATCTTATTACAATTGGTGCATTTTCTATTGCATACGATTCTTCTGTCTCTGCAGTAAAAGAAGCACCTCTACCGCCTATTGTTATATCTTTATTTGAAAATGCAATTAATGTACCTGTGGTAGTGACTGTATTCTTAAGCTCTCCATTAATAAAATATTTAAGACTGTTATCTGAATATGTAACTGTTATCAGGCTGAAATTGGTATTAGATAGTGCAGTATTAGAGGAAATTGTTTGAATACCATTTGATGTAACAAGTTTAAAGCCATTCGATGCCGAATTAGAATAGAACTCAAATCCACTTGTTGGTGATGAATTGTTAAAAGAGCTAATATATTCCCCAGAATTAGAAAAACTGCCATTATGCATTTTTGCATATAATTGAATTGTAAACTCACCGGTATGAGCAATGCTATTAGAATCAAATACATCAAATGAATTATGATATGGAATTCTTACATAAGCATTTGATTCTAGTAAAACAGATCTACTATCTTCGTCTGAAACAACGCCGGACGGTTCAGATATTTTTGCATTCGCTAACAGTATGCCATTATTCTGCCTGCCCGATCTTTCTATAATATTCACATTTGCTGTTGGAGTCCATGTATTTGACGCAAAAGTTAAATAAGAGCTATGTGTTCTATTCCCATAGTTATCACCGGCAACCATAGTGTAACATTCATGACTATAAACCCAATCTATAAAAGCACTATATTCTTTCTTTAAGAATATTTTAAATGGCTCATTTGTTATTTTTTCTTCAGCAAAAAATTCAATTTTTAAAGAATATACTTTACCTGCTGTTAATTCATACAAATCAGATGAAAAAGATTGCGGCGTATTGGTTCCGGAATCTACAAACCTCCACTCATCTATAATTCTAGTTTCATTTAAATAGACTCTAACACCACCTTTATTTATTCCAACAATTAATCTTTGCTCACCAGTATTTGAAGGAATATAATATCCATCAAAAACACCATTAAAAAAGCTATCCACAACAGTTCCATCTTTATCTGTAAATTGACCAGATATCCAGTTAACCGCTTTGCTTTCACCGCTTTGATCAGATATCTCTTTTGATGTTGTATTTTTTGATGGAGCAACAGACGTTCTAATATCCAAAGCTTTTTCATATGTAGAAAGATATTTGTCGAGAATATCTAATCTAATATCACGCGGATTACCATCTTGTGGAACTTTATACAATCTTGCTCTTAAGGAGGAAGAAACTGTCCTAGAATTATTTGCTCTATCAACATTTTTTTCATTAAAATTTAAATGTATTACTGAATTGTTTTTAGGGTAAAACTTGTCGGGATTTATTAAATAATTAACATCTTTTCTTGGGAAGTTTGTCATTAGCAACAAATGCTCTACAGCCTCAGCCACTGTTGTTTCTTGAAGAAGGAAGCCTTTTGTTATAGCCTTATCTTGACTAAATTTTGTCCAGCCAGTTAAATTTGCAGACACGGTCATGCTTGATGATGTAGCCTGCCATTCATCAACATAAAAAACACCAAAAGGAACATACTCAAATATGTCATATGAAACAGTTGAGCCGGTACTATGTGTTCTTGCCTTTGTATCACCGATCCCTCTCTCCACAACAGTGAAAGTGTTTCCGCTTCCCTTTCTCGCAAGAACTCTTTCCTGTGTTGTTGTCCCTGGATTTATTGTTAGAACATAATCATTACCTGCCCCACCATCTGGGAAATCATTAATGCTATATACGCTAATAGAATTTGCACTGGCAGCTAAGTTTGATGAAAGCGTTGTGACGATTTGATCTGACGAGTACGGCTCTCTTTCCCACCCCGCAAATACAAAGCATCTCAAATCTTTTTTCATATATTTTCCATAAAGAGATGCGGAGTTAAATAGATTAAAATCTTTATTAGAGTTATCTAATGATAGTGAGGCGGTATTACTTCCACCGCCAGCAATTGGCAAGCTTGTTTCATGCACATCTCTAACTTTTGAAACATTAAAGTTAATAATGTAATCAGTGATATCAACTCTATATATTGGCGAAACCTCACTGACTCTTACATAATCTTGTGGATTTTTTGTTGTATAAACAGTTAATAATATTTTATTAATATTATCATTAGCAATATTTTCTAAATAATGATTAAAATAATAAGAATCGGAAGGAATCTCACCATCTTCGTTATAAACAAGTGTATTTGTATTATGATATGCTTTTATATTATAAGCACATATTTGACCATTATACTCAGAAGTTATTATTTTAATTAGATTAACTTTTCTTTCTGTGAAAACATAAGTAAGTATTACCGGCGAAGACAGCTCATAACCGTTTAATGTTGCATGCGGAGTTGTTGTGCTTTTAACTGAGGACTCGTAGCCGAACTCGTAATGTTCGTCTTTTGTGGTCGGCATGCAATGCCATTGTCCGTTTGCGGTTATTGTTTTACCGTTTACATCTTTTGCATCGCAAACACCCCAGGTAAAAGACTGTCGTTCAATCCCATTAACCGATTCATTAGGTGTAAAATAAAAATTTCTATTTCTAGATTTATTAAATAAAATTTCTCTACTTGTTAATGCCCTATTGCCAGCCAGCAGACCGGAGGCGCTGTTAGAAACTTCCTGATCTGTTTTTAAACTATTAGTATAGTTACTTGATGCTATTTCTGTATTTCCAGATTTATCAAGATGTCTACTATCCAGCCAGTCTATTAATATAAGAGGTTTTACTCTTTGAGAAATAGAAGATATAGCAGTATTAAAAGAAGTCGATATATCTAAATCATATCTACCTTTAGTAAGCATTTAAACCTCTTCTAAACTTATAGAGCAATCCCAAAAGTAAATATCATCAACAAGATCACGTCGAATTAGGGTTTCACTATAATCTTTCACCAATACATTATAACTTGTTTCAGTGTATGGTGTAGTCCCATTTTCATCCATATTTATTATTTTTAAAACATGATGCTGCGGCTTTCCTGCTATTTCTCTTAAATAATCTCTACCGCGCTTCCCATCAACCGTATGGGACTGTGAATTTGGCACATACGACCATGACAAGCTAAAAGTTTTTCTAGCCGGTCTAGAGGAGGATTTGTAGTATCTGGCTTTTCTATTATTCCAGTTGATATTTTCAACAAATATTGGCTCAACCGAAACCCCAAGTTTTCTATTATGATTAGTTATAGGCTTATCATCAATCAAAAGAACCGTTCTAATATCCGACAAATCGCTTGCTGATATTACATTACCAAGAATAAACTTAACAGCTTTTGCTGTTACATTACCCAAATTATTAATAGCTATTCTAGCCGTTGCCAGAGTTATTTTACCAACAATTGTAAGATTTACATTTCCACTAATACTTGAAACAATCTTCATTATTCTTATTGTTGTTACAGATACATTACTTGTTGGCGCTATTGACACAGATGCCTTTGCTGTCTTAATTACTGAAACAGATACATTGGAATCTGATTGAATGACCGCTGATGCATTGAGGATCTCTTGAGCTGATACTGAGAGATTGGAGTCTGCTGCAATCGCAGTTGATGCAAATGCAATCTTCTCGGAATCAACTGTCGCATTGGAGTCTATTGTTATTGCAATAGAAGCCAGCTTGACTCTAGTGCCAAGTGTTAGCGTTGCGCCATCCGCAACAATTACCGACTCAGCATGGACTATTCTTCTTGCAACAATGGAGGCACTGCTGTCTATAGAGATTGATGAATTAGCAAATGCTGTCTTTGTAATATTAGTAACAACATTAGATTCAACGGCAATTAATACAGTTATTGTTAATGCTTCATCTGGGGTATTAAAATCAATACCTGGCTTGAATGATTCTGAAAATGAATAGAAGCCAAACTCTGACATACTATCTCTCCGTTAATGTAAGTGAGACATCATAGTAAGAGCATTGAGTTGCATACTCTCTTCTTATCAGATCCTCACTATAAGAGTCTATATAGCAATCAAATGTTTCATATTCACCCGGCGCTAATTCAACCAATACAGTTGCGACAGCTGAGCCATTTGCAAGTGAATATAAAAAATCCCTACCGACACGACCATCAACAGTCTTTGCTTGCAGGCTGGGTAGGTATGTCCAGTTTAAAGAAAATTGTTTTTTATTTCTTGAGTAGTATCTCCGACGATGCCCCGACGCAAGATCAATATCGTTTGCAGCAAGTTGTTCACTAATAGATATTTTTCTGTTATGCTCTGTTATTTCTGTTGAATTGATAGACAAAAGTTTATGTATTGACATCATCCACCTCTATTCAATCCGTTATATGTTCTTATAACTCTATTTTCAAGACCTGCAGCTTTTTGATTTCTTGGAAGAACTCTTGTATTGTATTCCTTCATCATTGAGTTGAACCACTCTGGTTCGCCAACAAACGTATCAACATAGATATTTACATTTTGAGTAGAAGATCCAGCCGGGGCTTGGGCGATTGTGGAGTTATCAATTCTTAAGTTTGGCATGGTGACATTTGGAATTGAAGGCATTTGTGGGTATCTTGGCTTTGACAAGCGCATATTGTTTAGCGCATCGAGAGTATCAGTGCCAATTCTCTTTACTGCTTTGTGATTAATTACATACTCACCGCCGTGCAATACTGCTGGGATCCCTTGTTGCGCAAATCCCTTGGTCATACCGCCATAGCCGTAAGCCATGCCGCCCTTCATGTAAGAGCCAACTTTTCCACCATTATATAATTTTGGTATTTCTGGTATAACATCTCTAAATGAATATGTCTTACCAGCGACTGATCCAAGTCCAATATATTTCAGCCATGGTGGCATAGTGAATGTAAATCCAGTAACTTTATTTATTGCCCCAGTCACTCCATTTATTACACTCTTAAATATTTCTGGTATATTATTAAACTTATCCGATACCCAATCAACAGCGCCACCAATAGAATCTCTAATCATTTCGCCAACCGCACCAAACTTATCTTTAAACCAATTAAAAGTGCCTGAGACAGCGTCTTTTAACAAATTCCACGCTGCTTTAACACCATCAATTGCCGCCCCAATCCCATTCTTTATCAATTCAGCCATCTTTTGCAGGATTGGAGAAACGACCTCCCACATTCCCTTTATAATGTCCCAAACTTTTTGAACAGCTGTGACAAGATTTTCCCATGCTACCTTTATCTTGTCCCACAGCCAGCCCATAAATTCTTTAAGAATTGGTCCAAGCCAGCCCCATACTCTCTTAAACAGATCCCAATAGAAACTTAATACTTCAGCAATTTGATCCCATGCCCACTTAATACCATCCCATAGCCAACCCCAAAGTTGACTTAATACAGGTTCAGCCCAGCTCCATAATGTCTGGAAGGCATCCATGAACAACTTTACTGTCTCAACAATCATATTAAATGCTGGACCTATCCACTCCCACAGCCAGCCCCAGATGCCATCAAAGATTGGACCGACAATATCCCAACCAGCGGTAATAATGTCCCAAAACCCTTGAACTGCCGGTTTTATCATGTCCCAAACACTACCCAGCGCCACCCAGATGCCTTCTCCAACAGTTTTTAGAAAAGCCCAAACAGTTTCAGCAACAGTTTTTATAAATCCAAAAGACATCTCCGCGGCTTGTTTAACTAGATCCCAGACTTTCCCAAGAATCTCCCAAATATTGTAAGTCTTAAAAAAGTCCAATACATTTTTAGCTATTATTTTTAATCCTTCCCAAAATGCTTTTGCTACTCCACCAATCCTGCCCCACACCCAGCCAATCGCATTCCAAATGCCATCTCCGATTGTCTTCAAGAAATCCCATACAGTTTGTGCGGCAGTTTTCAGCCCTTCCCAAAATGCCTTTGCAACTCCACCAATCTTGTCCCAAATCCAACCCAGCCCATCCCATATACCTTGACCAACAGTTTTAAGAAAATCCCAAACGGTTTGAGCAACAGCTTTCAATCCATCCCAGAACTTGCCAGCAACTAAACCAATTTTATCCCAAACCCACCCTAGCGCATCCCAAATACCCTGCCCAACAGATTTAATAACCCCCCACACAAACTCTGCGGCTATCTTTAGACCATCCCAGAATTTATTCACTATTGGAGAAATCAGATCCCAAACTTTACCGAGCCCGTCCCAAATTGCTTTAGCCAAATCTTTAACTAATGAAAATACAATTCTTCCAAGAACCATGAATGTTTCAAAAAACGCCTTGGCAACATTCCATGCAATCTCAAGGGCTTTTCTTATCAATTCAAACGCAGCAACAAATGGAGCCAAAATTAATCCAAGAATTCCAAACTCATCATATATCCATTTTATAAATTGCCAAACACCTTTTAACACTTCCACAACTGGGGTGAATACAGCTTTGATAACTGTCCATATTAACTCAAGTCCAGGCTTCAAGCTATCATATATGAATCCAGCAACCGCTTTAAATATATTAAACACTGTCTTGAAAGAGTTAAATATTGTCTTAGCAAATGTTTCTAGCAATTTTGCAACAATAAAAATACCAAGCATGAGAACTCTAAACAAGAAATCTCTAATCCACTTAACCACCGGGTTGGTCCAAATTGCATTTAAAATATTAAATATCGCTTTAGCAATTCCTGCAGCTACACTGACAACAACACTTACTGATGTGTACAAACCTTTTACAACAAAACCTATTACTGCGTATATGCCCTGGAATACGCCTCTAATTATTTTTAATACACCAACAATTGCACCACCCAAAACATCAATTATAAAGTTTGCAATATTTGCAAAAATTGGATATAAGAACGTAAATGTTTTAGCTATAACAGTGCCAATACCAATAATTGGTCCTTTCAATCCTTCCATAACTCTTGTTATAACTTCTGTTAAAATAACAAATGCACCAATTACAATTTTTATAATTGGCTCAAATATTACCTTTAATGTAAGAAATAGTTCTTTCAAAACATTCCAAATATTTTCAAATATATTTTTTGCTATACTCCATCCAGCCTCAAGGCTTGCTTTCCACATTTCTTTAATCGGACCAAACAGGCTCTTAACAATGTCTACAATAACATTCCATCTTCTAACTAATTGATCTTTTAGAAAATCGAGTGCAATTGTAAATCCAGATGTAAATCCATCCCATAAGTTTTTAATTTGTGGTAATGCAATATTATTAAAACCATCCCATAAATTACCAAATGCAATTTTAATTCCATCAAAAGCCCCAATTCCTAAATCTTTAACAAAATTAAAAGCGGCTACAAGCCCGTCCCAGATTGCTATGGCAACACCGTTTACAATATCTCTGACAGCCTTAAATCTTGCATATAGATAAATAAGGACTCCTACTGCAGTTCCAATCAAAACAGGTATAATTCCAACTGTTCCAGCGACTGCAACCAGCACTCCCTTTATGGCAACCCATATTGGCAGAGCCGTAGCTGCTCCAGCAACAACACCAACAAATCCCAGAATTGCTGTTTTAACTGGACCAAGATACTCAGCTATTCCAACTATAATGTCTTTCAGTTTGCTAAAATAGCCTTTCTTTGGATCCTCTTTTGGTTCAATTGGACCAGGCACTAATCCTTTACCAACTCTTACCAGCATGTCTTGATTTCCAGGCTTTAGCGCGTTCACTTCGCTTGGAGTTAAACCAGCTCCTGCCTTTGGCTTTTCACCACTGCCACCAGAATCTGCATTTGATCTCGTTGTCTCAATCGTTACTATCTGTTTCTTGAGTTTTTCTGCCGTAGGGAACAGATTGCTGAAATAATCTTTTAGAGATTCCAGATCAGAAAACGCCCCGGAGAAGTTGAATATTCTATTCCAATCTTCTTCGGTCATTTCGCCAAACATCTTCTTCATATCGTCATACAAAGTTCCCTTGAGACTGACGAGCTTTCGCTTCATTTCGTTTACCATTTCTTGTATCGCCAGACCCGCAGACTTCACCCATAGATCTGAGGGAACTATTGATGCAAGTTCACCTTTAACCTTTGTTGCAAATGGAGTAACGTATGTTGAAACAATTCCTTGATTAAACCCTTCCCTAAATGCACTCGGCATTCCATTTACTAATGAATACGCAGCACCAAGTATTGATACAGTATCTGCCGAGCTAATACCGACACCAAATGACTTTTTAGCTTCATCAACCAATTTACCCATTGTCATGCCAAACATTCCAATTGATGGGTCAGAATGCTGTCTTATAGCCGCTGGCAGGCTCATCATTGACTTCTCTAGCGAACCAGCTATGTCGTCAGAGAAGCCAGATGCAGCATTCTGGAGATTGGTAAACATCTGTCTAAACTCGGCTTCTGTAGAGAAACCTCTTGATTTTATGAGCTCAATTTTCTCATCAAAGTTTTTAAACATCTTTTCATATTCTTTGATAAGATTTTCTTTTTCTTTATTAATAACTTTTATTGCATTCTGCCTATTCTCAGCCTGCAGGGTTCTTGCTCTATCCAAATCTAACTCATTTAAATTCTTCTCTTCTTCACGACTTGACTTTCTAAATGAAAGATCCAAAGAACGAACGTCTTCCGATCTACCTTCATAGGCAGCAACTTTTCTTTCACGCAAATAATTTTCTTTATTCAGCGCTCTTTCACGAATCATCTCACGGCGCTTTTCTTCATATTCAATTTTTGCAGTAAGTCTTTCTTCAGCCTCAGCAAGAGCTTCAATTGCTTCTACTTGATTATCAAACGCTTCCAGCGCTTTTTCTTTTTGATTCTCGAGACCTTCTTTTAGCTTTTCAACAAATTTATCAACTTCAGAATCAGCCTTGCCAAAGAATTTATCTGTGAATTCCTCTTTAAGATCTTGCAGACCTTTTTTAATCCCCTTTGCAATTTGTTGACCAAGAGATTCACCGCCAGCATTAGCATCATCAGCGGATTTAAGAACTGCATTTCTAACATCTTTAGGCATATCCTTACTTAATGCAACACCAAGTGCATCATTTATTCCACGACCTATCTCTTGTCCATATTTTTTACCAACAAAATTCTTTAGTTTATCTAAACCATTCGCAGCGCCTCTTGCGCCACTTGCAATACCATTTGCGATAAATTCACCAGCGCCAAGACCACCTGTTCGTGCGCTTTCTTCAAATTTTGCAAGCTGCTTGTCTAAGAACAAGAAAGCCGCGCCACCACCGGCTATTGCTGCCCCCTTAAGAGCAATCGGCAAATTACCTGTTACTAGACCTATACCTCCAACAACAGCTCCAATCAGCATCATTACTTCTCTTACGAACATTAAAATTTTTCTAAATGCAGATATTGTTGCAGCAACTATTGCATCAATCATTCTAGCTAATGTTGGAGCAAACATTTCTAAACCTGTTGCTAAGATGCTTACAAATTTTCCAGTAACAGCAATTAATTCATAAAGCATTGAATATAAGAAACCTTTAAAGTCTTTTGAGGCTCTAGCGGTATTTCCACTCAATGTATTGCTAATTGCTCTTCCAAGTAGAATAAATCTATTTACAAGTCTTGTAATAATTGGGACAACAACACTCTGCATATATTTTGTTCCTGGTCCCATAGCAAATCTCTGAAATGCCTCAGCAACTGCACGAACACCTCTTGAGAGGAGCCAAACAACACCAGCGGTTCTTTTAACAGAATTACCCTGATTCCCTAAACCACCAAACGCTGCAATCATATTCTCTAGCGGCGCTGCCAGCATGTATATAGCATCTTTGATTGCAAACCACGCTGCCTTAAAATTGTCCATTGCCGGCGACATGCCGGATATTCCTCTTTTAACTTTAGAAATAATCGAGAATACCAATATTAATATTGGAGCAATCATTAACATTGCTGCATTTAATTTAATCCCCAATGCAACAACACTGAGTGTTGTTCTAAGAATCGACTGATACACCGCTTGGAAACCAGCCAGAAGATTTCCAAATTTTAATGTTAACATAAACCTTCCAGCTGCCAAAGCCAATGCGCCAAAACCTTTTATGATCGGCTTCATTCCTGCGAATAATAGGAATCCCCACATCTTTAATATCCTGCTTTTTGTAAGCGAGGCATAAAATGTCATCAACTCTGCCCTAGTTGTTGTGCCAACAGCTCTGCCAAATGCCATTGTGGCTGCGGCTGCTTTATTTAGAGCTAATGTAGTAAATCTAGAAACAGAATTTAATCCAGCTTTTGCAACAGCCAATGTTTTTGTCGCACCGGCTGCAAGCTTAGAACTTGCAGTTGCTCCCCCCAGAGCATTTGCATACATGTCAATAAATGCAATGCTCATCTTAAAGAATTCAGCACTTGATTTTCCAATTATGCCAAAACCAGCCTGCACAGCTTTAAGACCAACACCAGCGCTCTTGCTTAATGCAGATCCAAGAGATGCTCCAATTTTTGACATAATCCCAGCTTTTGCGGCGGCAACAGCTCCTGTTGCCGCAGCTGCAGGCGCTGCCACAGATGCTGCACTGGGGGCAGCGGCGGCATCTCTTGCTCTTCTAGCCCTCGTTCTTTCAACCAGCGTTCTTAATCTTGCATCTTTTTCTGAGGGTGTTGCATCCTTTATACTCTTCTTATAATCTTTAAATTTAGCATTTGGCATTACCGTCAACGGACCGGCAAAATAATTTGGTCCTTGGAAGAAATTTGGTCCCTTAAAGAAGTTTGCAAGCGATCTGTCAAACTCCACAATCACATCATCAAGTTTTTCAACAATTGCAGAAGTTGCTACGGCGGCGGCTGGAGTGGCTGTTGGGACTGAGACACCAGGCACTCTTGGTCCTCTAGCACCTGCTGGCGCTGCGCTTGCTGCTGCACCTGTTGCTGCTGCACCTGTTGCTGCTGCACCTGTTGTTGCTGCACCTGTTGTTGCTGCAGTTGTTGTTGCTGCAGTTGCGGGTGTAGCTGCCTTCTTTAGTGCGCTATCAATACTTTTTTGTATTGTATCAAGTTCTTTATTTACTTTAATTAATCTTGCTGTCTTTTTCTTAAATGCACTTTTAGCTTTATCCAAAGCCTTCTGGTTCTCTGCTTGCAGTCTTCCTGTGGAGGAAGCGACGGCTTTTTCGAACCCAGTTACATCTTTCGTTACAGCTGTGAGTTCTTTTGTAATCTTCGCCGCTTCTGCTCTTAAAGCGGAAATTTTATCGATTGCATCTTTTGTTGTACGACCACCAATTTTATCTACACCAGCCGGTATTCCTGATCTAATATCTTTTATCGGAGTTGTTCTTACATCGATAATCGGAGGACCAGTTGCTGGCGCTCCCGGAACAACTGGTGATTTTGGAGTTGGCTTAGAAACAGGAGCAGATGGTGTAGCTGCCTCAGCTGCCTCATCTAATGATTCCACAATCTCTTCTTTTGCCTTCGCAACTGCTTCACCAGCAGCCTTGGATGCTTCATCAAGTGCTTCGGCAGGAGCCTCGAGAATTTTTTCAGCAGCATCCTTCACTTTCCTTCGAGTGTCTGGAAGCAGTTCTTTTACGGCATCATCTCCGGACTTTACTGCTTCATCATATAATGTAGTTGCGGCTGTAGCGTCTATCCCTCTTTCCTTCATCAGTCTTTCCACCGCACGCTTTTTTCTTCTTGCTACATTTCTTTCTTCTCTAGTTAAACTCGGCTTGCCTTCGGCAGCTGCCGCACCACCTCTTGCACCACTTTCAACAGCAGCGGCACTTCTTCTCCCTCTTTTTTCAGTTAATTCATCAAGATAGCCTGGTAGCATTGCATCACTAAATGTGCCAGAACGTAAGGCTTCTGCTACTGAACTTGTTGTACTCTCAACTGCATAGCCAGCAGCGGCAATGGCATCAAAGACCGCTGCCTCAATTCCTGTTCTAAGCATTGCCACATCTCCGACCAACTTTGCCGTAGCAACCCCTTTAAGTTTATTAAATGCCGAAACAGTTCTTGCCTTGGCACTCTGTATAATCCCACCTTTTGCAGAAATTCCACCAGCAGAAATTGCTTCCGTAATTTGCGGAGCTAATGTATCAATAACTCTAGCAATATCTGGTCCCATTGTGCCAAGCACTGTAGCCATAAATTTCTGAGCGGCGGGGGTTGCTGCACTTGCTGCTGTGATTGGAGTTTTTGCCAACACCTCACCAACTACAGCTCTTATAACTTTTGCTTTTGCCGGATCAAACCCAGCAGGGATTGCTTTGACCAAGACATCATCAAGCAATCTTGCTATCTCATCACCAACCGTCTTTGCTGCACCACTAACTGTTGATGTTACAGCTTTGCCGACATCTGAGAAGAACACTCTTGAGACACCCGTTGGGGTTCGCACAGCGCCAGCACCAGCTGCTGTAACTACTGGTGCTCTAGTCGATGCAGCGACTGACGCAGCAGTTGGTATAGCAGCAGACTTGGCAGCTTCTTTTGCTGCCATTGCAGCAAGTGCTTCTTCAGCTTTATCAAGGCTTCCATATCTTTTAAGCAGTGCCGCTCGCGTTTTATTAAATTGTGTAGCCAATTTTTGCCTTGCTGTTCTGGCTTGAGCTGTATTATCTGCAGCTACTTTATTAACAGCCTCCTCTAGAGCCTTAGCCTCCTTAAGAGCCGCCGCTTTTCTTCCTGAAATCTCTTTAGTGCTAAACGATCTCCCCGACGTTAACCTTTCATCCACTTCCCTTTGCACACGACGCTCAGCAACCTGCTTTGCCGATGATTTAGTAAACAACCTTTGCTGAGCAGAGGGATCATATTTTTCTGAATCTATATCGAACATTGACAAATCGGCACGCTGTTCAGCTAATCTTCTGATTAACATTCTATTGCTAGCCTCTAATCTTTGTTTTGTTTTACCAGTCGCTCTTTTTATCGTGGCAGGATCAGAATAGCCCGGTGTTTGCTTTAACAGATTCAAAAGACTCTTATCGCCGGCAGCAATTGCTTTAGCTATTTCTTTTTCCTTTTCTAATATTGAAATTTCCAATGCAGCTTTAATATTCGATGTAGATGCAGTTACCTTTTTGGGCAAAATAGTTCTTCTAGCTCTTTCCATAACATTTCTATTAATTTGTTCATCAGTTGAGCCTCTTAATGCCATACCTGGAGTTCTTTGAGCCTCAAGCATTTGATTAGCAGCATTGTCCATTGATTTTAGTTCTTGTATGTCTCTAGACAACTTACTTGCTGGAACTACTTGAGAAGTAGTTGTTGGCACAGGCTTAGTAGCGACCCCCAGTTTTTTAAGAGCTTCAACTTTCTTTCTTGCTTCTTTAAGCCGCTGCCTAATAACCTTTTCTTCTTCTTTAGAAGTACGAGAACTCATTTGCCTAAATTGCTGAAACGCCTGCCTCTCCTCCATTAAAGCCTTTTGCATATCCTCTGGCACAGGTGTGGCAGTGACTGCTATCTTTTCTACCAACCCGCCCGCCGCATCTTTCTCAGAAAGCGTGAGACCTTTAAATTTTGTTTTAAGAAGATTTCCTTCTGCAATGTTATAAGCATTTCTTTTTGCCTTTTCAGCAGCATCTCTAACAGTTTTACTCACCCCGCCTGCACGTTGAGTTTCTCGAATATTTGATACTCTTCTCTCTATTGAACTTGTTAAATTATTATACAAATCCTCAAGAGGTTTTAGATTGCGAGGAAGTCTTC